TCCCACCAGAACAGGGCAGAAGGATAACTACAATTTGTCTATGGGTGTCAGTGCTACCTGGAGCATCCCACAAGACAAGAAACTACAAGACCAGTGTAAGGAAGCGGCAGCGGCAAATATCGATTTAATGAAGCAAACAACTGCTAATAAGAGATTAGATTTTGAGATCGCTAGGTTGAAAAACTGTGGCGAATTGATGAAGCAGGGTATCATGTTCCACCCACGTTCACCATACTATAAAGTGTGTGCGGATGTCGTTGTGAATAATCCTCCAGGTCATACTCACCCACATGTTCATACTATCCCTTCCGCTTCTTCTTCCTTGGGAAAACAGAGCGAAGTTCCATCACAGCGTGGTTCATCTGACGCTGCTCTGCTCGGCGCTCCCCTGAGGAAAGGACTGGAATAGGTTTCTTCCTAATCGTCGCAATCTTCTTCATAACTTTCTTAACCGTTGGTTTGACTGCTTTCAAAAGTATGTCTGCCAGCGGTTTTGCCAATAGTGCTGATGCTGTAGCAACCACGGCAATACCACCAGTTGTTACAACTGTCCCAGCAGCAGGAAGACCAGCAACAATCTGCTCTGGTAGAGGCACAGGTTCTGTAATCTGAATACACTGATTGCCAACTAACTGATAGTCAGTAACCTTCTTTCTAAACCCCTCAATGTATGTACCGACAGGTTCCTTCGCTGCTTGTGCTGGTGTAGGACAGTCCACCTTAGCAGTAGCAGGAGGAATTTTAGGTGTCGCTGGTAACTCGGGAGCAACGGGGGCTTTAGGTTGCCTTGTATCTGCCTGTGATGGTTTTGTAATGAGCATCTCCTCTGGAGAATACTCAATGGGATTAAATGATGGAACACTTCCATCACAATAAGTCCTAGCACCTCTTGGGTCATCCTGTGCCAGTTGCGGACCACCATCGGGGTGTGCTTCTACGCAACCAGGAAGATCTACAATAGGGGTGCCGATAGTTAGCGTTACTGGTGGACTGAGTAAAATCGGAGTATAATTCTGACCGACTACAGTTTGAGGAATTTCAATCTCACGAATTTGAATATCGGGAGAAGTAATATTTTGAATGTCCATTAGTCCTCAAACAATTTAACAATGCCTGTCCAAATAGAGTGAAAGAATACGTAGAGAAAGAAAGTTTCCGTCGCCTCTTTCTTTGCACGCTTCTGATAAGTGGATTGTGCCATAATTATAAAAAATTATTTTAACTATTTAACAATCATTAAACGCTCTATTTTTAATTTGAATATCATCAAGTCCTTCCACTTCTGATGATTTGGATTCAACAATGGGTTCATGCTTCTCTTCCTCTTCCCATTGTTTTTTTATTTCTTCTGCCTGTTTATCAACAGAAGTCATCTCCATCTGAACTTTACCATCAACCCAGTGTTGCCACAACCACTCAATAAAACCTAAGGCAAGATGATTGATTGGAAACTTTTGTTTGTTTGCCCATCTCTTGCCTTTGGTGTACCAAGTGTCTTCGCCACCCCATTGATATTCAAATTCATATTTCATTTTCGATGAAATCCTTTGTCAGCAATCGTTAAATACACTACCAACTTCAGAACCAACTTCTGATCCCACCTTCTGCCCAAGAAGAAGTGCCCAACCAGATGCCAACCATCCAACATAGGGAATGCTAGAAACTGCTGGGACTACGAGACCAGCACTAATTGCGGTCCCTGCCATCGCACCTTGTGACCGTGCGCCAGCGTCCGCCCGAATGCACTCTTCGCTTTTCGCACCCAACTTTCCCTCGCCGTCAACGGCACCCCCTATGTTGCGAACGCCGTCCATTGTATACTGATCATGGCGATATTCTCTTCGGTGCTCAATTCCTCCACCACCGAATAATCCACCCCTCTTCTTATCAAGTCTTAGTTGCCTCTCAGAATTAAGAATAGCAGGATCGTTTGCCTTATACTTAATTTTATATCCATCCCTCGTTGCTTCTACTTCATAAGAAGAATAGTCACCCCTAGGAAATTGAATAATAGGATATTCTGGTCTAGATGCGTTCAGCAAATGTCCAAGTACTCCAATATGAGCGACACCAATAATGCCGCCTAAAGTATAAACAATCCATCTAAGTTTCATAGAACTATGGCAATTGAATTGGGGGAGATGATACTGCAGGTCCAGTTACTTTAGGCATCTCTGGCATAGCACTATTCAACATACCAGGAAGAGCATTTGTAATTGCTTCCGTTGCGTGCTTTGTTACTCCTACTTTGATTCCCTCAAGGATTGCATCTCTCTGCAAATATACATAAGTTCCACCACCAACGATGCCAGCAACACCCGCAAAAGACAAAACCGCTAAAACATTAATTACTTTTTGCATTATCATCTACTAAATACACCAGGGTTATTTATTCCCAAAAAATTTCTTTAGAGGATATTATGGCATTTCTACTTCCACTAGCGTCAAAAGTTATCATGTCGGCAGTCGAAAGGATTCCCGATAATGAGGAACTTGGAGAAAAACTCATTGAGGTCTGTCTCGTGATTCTTGGTAAGGCAGTTAAACTAACTAAGACTGATATGGATGATCAACTTCTTGAGGCGGTTGCGAAAGCGATTCGCGCTCGTCCAGAGTGAGTATCCAGTAAATAACATATATCACCCCTGCAAGTAGTATCGCTAAAGAAATAACGATACTCCATGTCACATCGTTGACATCTTGCAGGGGTTTTAATAATAGGTTCATCTGAGTAAAGGAACCATACCTAAGTTGTTATTTAGACCTATCTGATCTTCCGTCAGGACATCAAAACCTATAGTAATTCTGGGAGTATCAAATTCCTCATCAACCACTACACGATGCTTTCGATATCCAGGTCCGATGTAAATATCTCCTATTTGATTTCTAATCTCATATTCTTCAAACTCTGTCCTAGTCTTGTGTGGACGTATGGATATGTATCCATGATAAGGATATCCATGATCATGCCAGTCCAAGACTTCATCAATAGTATGATAATTGACCCAAGATTGTATCCACATCCTTTGATCAGTTTGAACAAAGTCAAATATTACGTTTCTAAGATCCACAAATAAATCATAAAAGGGTATAGTAGCGGAAGTAAGTCCGAAGACATTATACTTACCGTATGCCCATGTATACCCCTCAGAAAATTCTTTTTGAGATACTGATCTATCCAGTATCTCAATCATCTCATTCTGATATCTCACTATCGTATCACTACGATAAACACGACAATCATTCATCACTTTTTAAGGTTTATACTGTGGGCATTACAGGTGGTTCGCCATCCTTTTTGGGAGCAACAGTTGCAATCTGAATGGGCGCTTGTTCAATACGGATAGTTTGAGCAGGTGCTGTTTGTGCCGCAGCAGCAATAAGTTTCTCAAGATCTGCCTTGGTTATATTGCTACCGCCACCCATTTTCATTGTGCCATCACCAGACTTCTTTGCAGTCTGAACCCCAAAAGTGGCTAGAACCCCAGTGAAGACAGATGCGATGAAAGTGGGATCAAGTTTTTGCTCGGGAATACCAAGTGCGGCAGGAAGTTTAATATAAGCAAGAGTCAAAATACCACCAGACCATACGAGAATACCAAGTCTGACCATTGTACTGATTGCTTCCAACTGACCTTCATGATCAGTAGCAGCATCCCTCAATTTAGCAAATGGTCCTTTCTTCTTTTCTTCTGGTTTTTCTTGCAGAGATTCTTTATTTTCTTCCGCCATTTGTAAAAAGCAAGTCCTTGCTATTTATCAAACAGTTTAATAAAATATTCAGCGTCAATAACTGCTAATGGTTTTTTACCATTCTTTTTCATAATCACAAGTGGTTCATACTTACCACAATTTGCTTTTGCTTGCTCATATGCTTCCCACACATTGAGTTTCTCTACGTTTTTACACTCAATAGAATGAGGAAATCTTTCTCGTGCCGCACGCGCCATGATCAGGTCTTCTCCACCTGCTCCCATAGAACGAGACTCAATATCCTCAGGATGTATATCCAGTGCTTCAATAAGTTTCTGTCTCACCCATTGCTGCAACCGTCTACCCTTTGCTTTAGCAGACTGGGCACGCATAAAAAAATACCCCTATTACTAGGGGTATTTATCTAGTTGTCTTTTAGATCAAACGCCTTTAACACCAGGACCTGCTTTGTACATGGGGGAACCATCCTTTAGTTTCTTACCCTTCAGGTATCCTTGATATGCAGGTGTGTTACCTTTCATATCAGCAACGTTAACCTGCATGGGGAAAGTGAGTTCATAGATGTCCTGCATCATTTCCTCAATGTAATCAGGATTCATGTTGGCAAGGATTGTCATGCCACCTTCAAAGTCTCTAGCAAAACCCTGCTCGACTAGGTTCTCTGCAAGATCGCTAGCAATTTGATAAGCATCTTCGCCCATAGGCTTTTTCTTGCCCTTCTTAGCGGGGGGATCAAGTCTATTTGCTAGATTTCTAGCACCCTTCTCTGCATCACCCAGTTTTCTGTTGGCATAAGATACTGCTCTTTCTTTTGCTGCAGAACCCTTTGCCTTGATTTTTCTTGCAGTGTCAACGACAGACTTGACAACGCCGCTGGACTGACGATCTGCCTTGTTAACTTGGCGACGTGCTCTGTTGATTGCGCCACCAGGAGATGCAACAGATCTTAGAGCAGATGCTAGTTTCTTCTTAGCGCCTGCCTTAGCAGCACTGACTGCACCACCTGCTGCTTGCTTTGCTCTCTCAGCACCAGCACCTGCAGCATCACGTGCCCTTTGGACTCTAGCAGCAGTGCTCTTGGAAGAGTCACCAGGTTTCATTTCAACCTTGTTTGCCATACCCTTGATGGCAGCCTTTGCCATGCTACCAACTTTCTTGATAGCACCCTTTACACGCTCAACACGTGCCGCACGCTTCTCTGCACGTGCTGTTTTTTCTGCTTCAGATCTTTCAGACTTGCGCTTCTCAACTCTTGCCTTGGCAGCAAGTGCGCTGCCTTGACCGTAAGTAACCTTTGCTTCAACAAGTTCAATGGCGTGAACTTCAAATGCTTCTAGCGATTCATTCAAAGAGTAACCGAAGTCTTCTAGTTCCTCGCTAACTTGAAGAACAACGTCCTCAATATCCTCATCGCTCAGAAGATCAATATACTCAAGATTGTCTTCTTGTAGTTCCTGACGTAGTTCTGCGTCATAGACAGAAGCATACGCTTCTCTAAGATTAGATAGACCTGCCATTGCCTTAACTTATAAAATCAATGTTACTATCTATATTTATACTTTAATGATTGCAACATCCATGCTTGGGCAAGAGATTTTGGTCCATACAAAAGAACCTCGACCTGTTTGTCGGTCAAGGTTGGATCTGATAATGCTCTTTTTTTCCACTCAGGAGTGTTAGAGTTTGCCACCGACACAACCGCTATTAACAACACGGGTGTATTTATCTAAGGTGCCTTCCTGTTCACACTTCAAATACCACCGCGTCATGCGGGTGACAACTTCTTCACTAATACCAAAGATAAAATCTTTGCCTGTGTCCTTACGGATTGACTTCCACATGAAACGGGCTTTCTCAACACGAAATGCATCGTCAATCCATTCATACTGTTGTTCAATTTGTTGCATAGCAATAGAAACTGCACTCGTTTGTATCATAGTTGGAATCCAGCAAATGTGTCCTTTTTGACATCTTGCTTAATACCACCGACAATGTAAGATTCTACTTCGGTTTCTTGGGGAGCAACTTGAAGACCTTTAGAAGAAATCCAATGCTCTGTCCAGGGTAGTGGGTTATTGTTTGCAGGTGCATCAAAAATTGGTTTAAGACCAATTGCTTTCATTCTACGATTGGCAATCCATTCAACATACTTAGAAAGTAGTTTATCATTTAGACCAATCATAGAACCATCCTTGAACAGATATTCTGCCCAAGATTTTTCTTCCTCAACACATGCTCTAAACATGTCGGTAATGTTTTCCTTTTCCTCCTCAGCAATCTTCTTCATGTCAGGATCATCACCTGCTGCCCACTTGTTCAGAATATTCTGAGTGATTACCAGGTGTTGGTTTTCGTCCCTGGCGATAAGAGAAATGATCTTTGCCGATCCTTCCATGAGCTTAAGTTCGCCAAAAGCGAACGAGCACGCGAAGGAGACATAGAATCTAATTCCTTCCAGGATGTTGACGTTTGCGACTGCTCTATAGAGTTTTCTTTTGAGTTCATACAGTTCTTGTTGAGCGGCAGGAACCCCTTCTAGATTATGCCTCCACATATTGCCCGAATCATAGAGATGGGCGGCATTAATAAACTCATCATATGCTTGAGTTACACTTTTTGCCCTAGAAAGGATTTTTTCATCATCAAGAATAGTATCGAATACTTCTGTTGGATCAGAGTAAACGTTCTTGATGATGTAAGTATAAGAACGGGAGTGAATCATTTCCATAAATTCCCATACCTTCATACACGCTTCCAGTTCAGGAAGAGAGCAGTAAGGTGCAAATGCCATGCTTGGACCACGACCCTGAACAGAATCAAGAAGAATCTGATACTTCAGGTTGGAAGTGTAAATATGCTTCTGTTCAGGACGCAGTGTCTGGTAATCTCCACGATCTTTTTGAAGGGAAACCTCTTCAGGTCTCCAGAAATATCCAAGTTGTTGTGTTGTGAGTTTATCAAATACTGGATACTTGTAAGAGTCGTACCTTTGAACCCCTAGTGGTTGACCAAAAAACATTGGGGATTTCTTGTGCTCAACCTTGTTAGGATTGAATACAGTCATGCCCTCAAAAATAATATCATTCATTGAATTTGATGAACCAGTTCTAAAGTTTACAGGATTCACAGTCTTCCTCTCCTTCTTGTAAAATTTGGTCTACTAGTGCGCTAAGTTCAGACTTTTCTTCTTTTACTTCATCAGATTTATTGTCATAAGTGTTCTGATAATAAGAGGTCTTCCAACCGTACTTATATGTAGTCAAAAAGTCATTTGCCATGACCGATACGGGAACTTCATTGTCAGGATAGTTCTCTGGATTGTAAGACCAGTTGCCAGAGATTGCCTGGTCAAAGAACTTCTGCATCACAGCAGTAACTTTGATATATCCTTCATTAGAAGGCATATCCCAAAGCAGGGTGTAGTTGTTCTTCAAAGAGTTATATTGTGGAACAATCTGCTTAAGGGGCCCCTTCTTGCTCTTCTTAACGGACAGGAAGTCTCTAGGAGGTTCGATTCCGTTTGTAGCATTTGACACAACGGAACTGCTCTCCGAAGGCATCTGTGCGGACAGTGTGCTGTGTCTGAGTCCGTGTTCTCGTATAGACTTTCTAAGATCCTCCCAATCATGCTGATACTTGGCCTCCGAGATCTCATCTACGTCCTTCTTATATGTATCAATCGGAAGAATTCCATCTGCATACTTGGTTCGGTCAAAGTAACCACACTTACCCTTTTCAATGGCAAGTTGATTAGAAGACTTAAGCAGATAATATTGGAATGACTCTGCAAGAGTATGAACTGCGTCCCATGCTTCTTGAGATTCATATTTAAATCCAAGTTTAGCAAGATAGTGTGCCAGACCAATAAATCCAACACCCAAGGAACGACGATTTTTAGTTGCCAGTTCTGCAGCGATGACAGGGTAATCCTGATAATCAATCAACTCTTCAAGACCACGAACTGCCAGATCACATAGACTTTCAAATTCATCGTCAGATCTTACCTTGCCAACATTAATAGCAGATAGGATGCAAAGAGCAATCTCACCTTTACCATCAATGTGCTGAAGAGGATCTGTTGGCAGGGTGATCTCCTGGCACAGGTTGCTCATATTCACCTTGTCTTTGAACGAAGAGTGACTATTGCAGTGGTCGATGTTCATGATGTACAAACGACCAGTCTCAGCACGTTCCTTGAGAAGATCAAGGATCAGTTCTTGAGCACCAATGGTTTTTCTAGGGATCGTCTGGTCTGCTTCGTATTGTACATATAGTCCATCAAACTCAGGAGTGCCGAAAGCGTCATAAAGGCCAGGCACATCGTGAGGACTAAAGAGAGTGATGTCCCCATTAGAGATAAATCTTTCGTAGAAGATTTTAGAAATCTGGATCGAGTAATCAAGTTTTCGGACACGGTTGTCTTCAGTTCCTTTGTTATTTTTTAAGACTAGGATGTCTTCGATTTCTTGGTGCCAGATGGGGAAGTGGACAGTTGCTGATCCACCTCTAATGCCATTTTGAGTGCAGCATCTGACAGTTGCTTCAAACTTTTTGAGGAATGGGATAACACCTGTGTGTTGAACTTCTCCGCCTCTGATCTTACTGTTGATGCCACGGATCCTGCCCGCGTTGATACCGATGCCCGCCCTTTGTGCAACATATCTGCCGATAGCCATATCAGAACTAAAGATGCTATCGAGGGTGTCATCAACATCAACAAGAACACAGCTAGCATATTGTCGAAGTGGAGTTCTAACCCCCGCCATGATAGGTGTGGGAATGTTGATTTTGTGCTTGCTGATCGCGTCGTAGTATCTTTTGACATAGGACAATCTGGTTTCCTTAGGATACTCAGCAAAGATTGCAGATGCAATCAGTGCATACATGATTTGTGGGGTTTCGTATACACCACCATTGCTACGATCTTGTACAAGATACTTATCAGTTACTTGTCTTAGTCCAGCATAGGTGAAGAGTAGATCACGTTCATGGTCCACATAACCGTTGATCTTATCCCACTCTTCCTGAGTATACTTATTAGGTAGTTCAGGGTCATAGATATTTATTTTGATGCCGCTATCAAGGTGTTCTTTGATAGATGGAAATCCTTGATTCCACTCAGGACCAAAAACTTCTTTATACAAACCAAACAGCAGTAGTCGTGCCGCAACAAACTGATAGTTCGGATGATCTAGATCGATCAAATCACTAGCAGAACGAACCAAGATTTCTTGAATCTCATTTGTTCTGATGCCGTCGTAAAATTGAATACCAGACTGGATCTCAACCTGACTAGCAGAAACTCCAGCAAGACCCTCACAAGCACTTTCTACCATCTTATGAATCTTGTCCAGATTCAGACCTTCAGTTTCACCAGATCTTTTAATAACTTTCGTACCGTTGCTCATACCTTTTTCCAATCGTTGAATTTGAGTCGTGCTTGTAAACCTTGATATACACATGATTCTACCATGTCTTGCACATTATGTCCAGCAAGAAACATGTCATTGATGTCTTTTTGAGTGACATCCTTGGGCCAGATAACTACACTAAAACCCTGGTCGATAGTCTTACTGATTCGATTGAGGATTTCTCTATTGCGTGGTTCGTTATCATAGACATAAACAGGATTGCTGATGCCCCAATTGCTGATATCAAGATCAGCTCCGCACATAGCAATCGAATTGCGAAGGAACGTTGAGTCAAAAGGACCTTCTGTAATGTAGACGGGAGAGGTTTTGTCAATTGTGTCAAGTCCATAGATTTTGGGTGCATCCTCTTCAATCATCAAGGTGAGATATTTAGGTTGAACAAAAGAGTTTAATGCTCTCCCCTGAAATCCAATCAGTTTCTCCTGATACATTAAGGGAATAACAATCCTCTGTTCATCATTGCGAACATTATCATAAGTATGTTTGTATTTGTTGACAAACTTCTTAAACTCGGCGGCGTAATAAAAATCATTTGGATTGATCTTACGCTTCTTTAAATAATCGCTCGCTCTGGGGTCGCTAGATGCCCTTGGAAGGTCGATGGAAACCTTTTTCTTAAACACGGGTTTCTTGAACTCAAACTTGGGTTCTGGGACCACTGTACCCCTTCCTGTGAGTCCCGATTTAAATCGCTCAAAAACATATTGATCATATAAAGTAGGATCAAGGTCTTTCAAAAAATACCCAAATGATTTTGAAGTGCCGCAATTGTGACACTTGAAGTTATAGTCAGACTTGTTCTGATACAAATATCCCCTACACTTATTCTTATACCTCTGGGAATCTCCACAGTAAGGACAGCGAAAGTTGTAGAGACTTTGCCTTACGTTTTTAAATTTGTCAAGTCGTGACGAAACCAAACTAATGTATCGATGTTCGATTACGCTCATCACAAAAAAGTTGTTGTGTATCCAGTCTATCGCACCTGAGCGGGTCTGTCAACCTCCAAAAAAGCAGGAACAATATTGCTTATAGTTCCAACCAAAAGTCCAGCGACAACTAAAACACCACCTACTTGCCAGCGAAACTTTGAAAAACCTTTTAGTTCTTCCTGTATTTTATCGATCCTATCATGAATAACTTTATGGTCTTTCTCACTTTCTTCTTTTAACTCATCAATCATCTTAATGATTAGAGTATCAGTCTTCATGCTCTGCTCAATTCTCTCATCATGCTTGGTGAGAATCTGAGCAATTCTATTATTTCCTTCCGATATTTTTTCTACGGCGGATTCCAACTTTGACAGCATTTCGCGTGACAAGTCTTCGTAGATTGTAAGTTTTGATTCTAATACGTCTACCTTAGAATTAGTAAACATTATACCATCCAGCGTTTACGTGAACCGCATCCTAAAGAGGCATATTTCTTTCTTTTCTTTTTACGTACAGGAGGATTTCCTGGATCAGCCTCTGGACTTCCAGCAATCTTACCAGCACCAATGTTGTTGGTGGGAACTTCTTCCCAGAATTGTTGGAATGTCTTTTTCATCTTAGATAGAATTCAAAATAGTTAGGCATTTCAGGTCTTCCTTAATATCATTAAGGGTAGTTGTGCAGTTGGGGTATTCAGGAAATCTATTCAAGAAGACCAGAAATGCTTTTAAAAAAGGCCAATACTGCTTTTCAATCTTGTAAAACATTAATGGTGTAGCAGCGTCACCAAAAACATTATACAAAACAATAATATGATTAAGAATCAAGTGGTACTTTAGATCATTCTCAAGCATATACTTTTTGAATAATCTTTTGATATACTTAAATCTCCTCATGTCACTACGAAAATCCTCAATCGTGGTAGCGTTGGGATTTTCGTAGTACTTTATAGCGAAGAATAGTACATTTTTTTCATTCAGTTCATCAAATTTCATTAAAAAGAATCAGTTAGAAATTATTTATAGGAAGGATATTGAATACCGTTTGCGCCAGTTGTAATACCAGATGCTGCGACCAGTGTCTCAGACTTAACTCTTAGATTACCATGACAATCAATGTAAGTCATGATACCAACCCAACCCTGGTGAGTGATTGCCTTTGCATAAATTTCAGGTGCATAAGCAGTCGTGGAGATACCATAGACTTGCTTATCATACCCATCAACAAGACGCTTGAAGGAAATCGAATCGCTTGTCGAAATGCCTGCAGTGATGTTAGATGCCAAAGTAAGTGCAGTTGCACCGATTGCAGTAATAACAAAGTTAGTGCTGTCATTAACCAAGAGGTCACCAACAATAACGTCTGCACTGCCAGGAACTACAACAGCAACTGTATCTGTACCAATCTCAGAGTTGGTAGTTGCTGTACCAACATAGGAAAGATCAACTGCACTACTTGCAGAATCACTTCTATTGCTATAACTAAAGTCTTCTACAGTGTAACTAGGAAGTTCACTGATGAAATATTGAGCACCAGAGATACCTCCAGCATTCAAAATTCCAGTTGTCGAACCAATAGTAAGGCGTGTCGAAGATGCAATACTAACAATTACTGCATCGCCAAAATAGTTACCGCCGTTACGAGTACCAAAACGAATAACATCACCCGTTTTTGCACCACCAACTACAGTTTGACCAAACTGTGCATTATGCTCTTCACCACTGACAATCCAGTCACCACCAGTCAAGTTAAGGGTACAAATACCCGCGCTTACGATGTTATCAGAACTACCCCAAAGTGCCATCTGTTTCTAACCGATAAATTTTGTGCTTGAAATATTTATGAGTTCTAAAACTTCTTGAGAATTGATTCAGTAACTCTTTCCAGTTCTGTCTTCTTTTCTTCAATTTTCTTTTCGCTCAACCAATAGTTGAGTTCATCACTAGACATTTTAGATTCACTTGCCAGATTTCTTTCACGTCTAGCATCTCTATCGAAACGCTCATCCTCCTTCTGTCTGGTAATTGCAGAAACAATTTTTGCAGACTTCTTACGAGTTTCTTCTTTCTCTTTTTTGTCATCAGTAGAAAGAGACTTGCGTGCTAGATTACCAGCACGACGATACATTCTGTTTTCTTTGTCCTTATCAATGGATTTGAATCCCTCAAGAACACCCTCAATTTTACCAACAACTTCCTCAACAAGATCACCATCAATCTCATAAGAGTTAGCAAGTCTTACCATGCTGCCAGGAAGAATAGGACCTTTCGCTTTAGCAGCGGCATTGGGAACACCAGCATCAGCAGCCTTATTGATCTTCTGCTGTCTTCTAGCAGAACTTCCACCAGTGCTTCCTACAGTGAAACTAACTTGCTCATCAGCAAGAACTTCTTCAGTTTTAATTGTGGGCATAACTTGAATTTTATTCTTGATGCCCTTTCTGACATCCATCATTTCTTGATCTTCTTCTTTGTCAATGAAGACCTCACCTAGTTCAGCACGCCAAGAAGAATGTTCTGCGTAAGAACCTTTCTTCTTTTTCTTCATCGAACCGCAAGATTTTTCACCAAGTACTTCAGCATTCTTGTCATAGTTGTCAAAATGCTCGTGCTTTTCAGAAATTAGAATCTCAAGATCTTCAACGGGAACATTCTCATAAACGTATTCACCATCAGTGATATCGTAATGAGTTACAGTGCCATCCTCCAGCATCGTGTGCATCTCAGGGATGACATCAAATTCTCTACCTTCACAACTTACTTTCTTAGCACAATCGTGCTTTTTCTTTCCACCCATCTGGTCTTTGCCAGTTGCACCAGCGATCACATCACCTCTAGTTACCTTATCATAAGGAGGATAATTGTTGGCAAGATCGCCATCATTATCACATTTTTTCTTCTCCCCAAGATAAGGCGCTCTCAGGTCATCGTAAATAGGCGCAAAAGGATTAGACATTACTGTACAATTCTATACGATTAGCGTTAATTATATTTATACTTCAATAACGTCTCTTATCCAGGATTTAAACATTTCCCCGTCTTCTGTCACACAAATTAAGTGGTTTGCTCCGCGCCTAATAATCTCTCCGACCTGCCCATTATTATTCTCTACCCTGGCACCAATCTTCAAAATATCACCATCGACATACTGTTCACGAACTGTTCTTTCTTCTACAGGGATATAATTAATAGAAGAGAAGTTGTAGAGATCGCCGTTATACTTACTAACAAGTTCTTCGGTTTGATTTGCTCTACTTTGTCGGACAACAATATTAATATTGGTGTGTCCCATTTCATTAAATGTTTGCAGAACATCAAAAATAGTTTCTGCGTCCTTATCATCAATAATACTTTCCGCAAACTCAGGATATGCTTCCTTTAAAGATTGGATGTCTGCACTCCTGCTAGGAAATACAAAATATTGTCCGCCAACATTTTCTAATGTAGCAAACATATTCTCTGCAACTGAAGCATCGTCAAATCTATCAAATGCAACGGTCAGCGCACGACCACCTTCTGCAGGAGGATTTACAGTTGCTCCACTACCTGCTGCACGACCCGATTGCTTTTGTGCGACATCAGCGGTTGTTACTGATGGTCCGCTTCTTCTTGCATCAGTAGAATCACTGCTTGCTCTCTGATCAATTTGAGGTTCTACTGCTTGACCTTCAGGAGAACCTTGATCTGCGGACTTATTTTTTTGCCCGTCAAAAAATACCAGTTTACCTTTGATTGTTTTCGCTTTCAAAGCACCCTGTTTGTCATACCAATCCCCATGTCCATCCCCCACAAGTCCCAGTCTCTTTGCCTGCTGGGATGCGGAGGTGGTTTTTGCCTCAGTAACAAACTGACTAAAATTTTTCATGTATCAAGTTGAGCGAGAATATCGTCTTGGTGGTCCATAATGTACTTAAGACCTAGTGTCCTAAGTCTAGTGTATTTTGTCTTGTCTTCCTTATATTTATCTAGGGAAGATACGTAGAACTGTGCAAAATGCTGTATGCGCTTGGATTTTAGCATTTTACGCATATTTTTCATGCGATTTCGATACTTCGCAATAAAGAGGCCAATAATCTCTTCCATAAAAAAATCCCCTTACGGGGATATTTATTACTGTTCAACTGTAGTTTTTTTATTGAACCCAAAGGGTAGTGCTTCCATTTCTTTTTCAGCACGAATCTTATGCGCCAAGGTACAGACAGTTTCCATTACTTTAAGTGTGTCCTCAATAGTTGCCTCTACAGGCATTTGGTTGCGGATTAGATCAAAGATAGGAAAGAACTGCTCACAAGCAACTTCTGTCTCCTCAACTGTCAGTGGTTTCTTATTCATTATAGATCACCTTCTGCACGGTTTTCAGAATAGTAAATGTCAAATGCGCCACCAGGATAACGTGCTTCAAGTTTCTTGACGTTACGTGCAATCACATCATCGAAAGAAACATTGAGTGCCATGCAGGCTTGAGCAACGTACCACATAATATCACCGAGTTCAATAATAAGATGCTCACGGTTATCGTCGTTCCAAGGTTTTCCTTGGAAAACCATCTTCTTGATGATTTCAAGAAACTCGCCACCCTCAGCATTAATACCAACACCCGCAGTAAGAAGTCGCTCAATATTGGCACCCTTCTCATCAAGGGCAACAAGGCGGTCGGAAAGTGCGAGAAAATCAGTAGAGGCGTCGCTAGTAACCGCGTCAACAAACTTTTGATAGCGTTCAAATTCAATAGTCATCGAAAATTGGGGATAGTCAAGTAAAAAATTTCACGCAGTTTTTCATACTGCTGCTGAACTTCTGGGTTTGAATCAATCAGATTATATGATTCTGAAGGATTTAACATAGTTACAAAGGAAAATCTATCATCTTCAAGATATGAAGTTGGAGGAATATAAGGATTGTGAAATAGCATTCCTGAGTAAACAAAGAAACTGTTGTACTTGTGCTCAAGTACATAATCCAATTTCCACTCATCTATACTATCATACTGCTCCCAATCCGTCAACACTTTACTTTCAGTCAATCTAAGAATCTTGTTCTTATCAAAAGTATTCAAGTGATGCATTGATGGATATGGTTCTGGTTTTGTGCCATCATCGAATGACCAAAATCCAGTACCGCCGTGACACGTTTCACTTAGAAAAATATTTGCTGCAAGAAAATTATGCCCTAATCCATCCGTATGAGGCCACTTACTTCTTTCAGAAACTTTCATATCTCCGTTCATACAATTTGTATAAACGCTATGAATACCAAAAGCATCTACACCAAAGATAGAACTAAGATATTCAGAAATAAAATCGCCCATCTTCAATGGTAAGAGGGCAGATTTCCCAGGTCTTGAAAACCCAGTAGAATCAATTTTATTTTGCCAGTGTGCCTGTGCTAATAGAAACTCTTTGAAATCATCTGGTCTTGAAAGAAAATTTTCAACTACAAAAAAGGCGCGACCCTTTTCAACCCTAACTTCAATCTGAGCATCAGGATTAATTTTTGTTATTTCAGCGTAATGCTTATCTGCACTTTCTAATCTCAAAATTTAAATCCCTCAAATGTTTTCTTCTGTGGTTTATCTTGATTATGTTCATATTCTTCCTCTGCCTGACCACTATCAAGAATATCTTTTTGGGCAGACTGTTCAACATCATACAACCTCATCTTCGCTCTGTCAACCCCCACAATAAACCTTTTGTTCATGTTGAGATCGTTATAGCGATTCTTCAACTGCTTCACCATAATTTGTCCAAGCCCTTCAAGTTCATCTGTAGAAATAAGGGCAAACATAAGATCAGCAGTAGCAGGGAGACCAAAGGACTCACTAGTGTCAGTAAGGTCAACGTCACTGCTACTATAACCAGAGCGAGTGGTCTGCGTGGCAGAAACGATAGGGACGTTTGTCTCAACAGCCAACCCTCGAAGTTCCTCTGCAATCGCTTTGATATAAGAATATGAATTGACAGAAAGGTTTGACTTATAGCGGGAGGAAGCACATATATTAAGGTAATCAACGAAAATAATATCAGGTCTAAATGATTTCTTAAGTGCCAGTTCATTTAAGAGTGCCTTGAAGTGTCCAGCGTGTGCTGATGCAGTTGGATACTCTTTAATGATAAGTTTACCCTTGGTACGGTCAGCAAGTTTAGCAAGTTTTGTGTCAAAACTCTTTTTGGGTAATTCACGCACATCCTGAATATTGACATTAAGGAGGTTTGCATCAATTCTCTCTGCAATCTTTTCCTCTGCCATCTCAAGCGTGATGTAGAGTACATTACTTCCCGCCAAGAGGATGGAAGAAGCCACATGGCACATGAACAAAGACTTACCGACACCTGTACCAGCAAGAGCGACATTAAGAGTCTTATTGGATATACCACCATTTGTAATTTTGTTGAAATATTCAAGATCGAAAGGAACTTTAGTTTCAACTTTGTGGTATAACTCATATCGGTGTTGAGCATCATCAATGTAATCGTGACCAATGTGATTATCAAAAGATACCGACAGTGCTTCAGTTAGAATTGATGGAATAGAATCTCTCGATTTCTTATCATCTCCACCATCAGCAACACTGACTGCTTCCATCAGAGCAAGATAAATCGCACGATCCTTACACCACTTCTCAGTGTTATCAGTCAACCATGTGATATCGTGATCTGTTTCAACAATATTACTTATAAGTTCTTTTACTTGCTGATATTCATTGTCAGACAAGTCATTTCGATTGTCTACCTCAATTGCCAATGCGCCTTTTGCGGGCATTTTATTGTAGGAAATGATGAATTTAGAAATCTCATCAAATACAATCTTCTCTGCCCTAGTCTCAAAATATTCTGGTTTAATGAATGGGAGTACCTTGCGAGAGTACTCGTCATTAGTCGCCAGATTACTGAGAATTAATTTCGTCAGAGTTTCTTCCATAACTAAAGTTTGCATTGGCGATTTCATCAAGTGCTTGCATCACCTCAGGGGTGAAGTATTTTTCAGGTTCTTTAAGAATCTGTTTGGCATAGACTTTTTTGCCATCAAACTCGTACCGTCCTGCGACATTCTTCCAGATACCGCCCAGTTCACCGAGTTCAAGAAGACCGTAATAACGATCAAGACCACGCTCGTCGTAAAACAAACGTACTTCCACATCTTTGTTCTCCCTGCTTAGACGCGACTTAGCAGTCTTAGCTTTGATAACATTGCCGACCACTTCTGTTCCATCTTTTTCTTTCTTTTTGCTGAGATAAATGATCGTAGATGCTGCGTACTTGAGTCCGCTGCCTCCCCCCATTTCTTTAGTTGGTACATAAGATCCGATAACATCATAGGTGTGATTGGTAACAATCATTGGAATGTTTGCTTGACCCAACTTGAGAGTGAGCATACGGAACGCACCCTTGACCAACTGAGATTTGGTCATGTCACGAACTTGCTTGTCGTTTAGTGCATCGGTGATCTCTTTCTCTGTAGAAAGCATACCCAGTGAGTCTAGCACAAACATACAAGGTTTGCGATCTTCTACGGGTTTCTTAAGGTAGATGTCTACTGCCTTAAGTGCTTTACTGCGAAAATCTTCAACAGTAACAACGTTGGTAACTGCTACTCTATTTAAGTCAAGTCCACGACTTTCTAAGAGTGATCTATTGACAGCTGCTTCAGTATCAAAATAGAGACAAAAACCATCGGGATTGGAATCGAGAAAATTCTTAACAACGGCGAGACTGAAGAAAGTCTTTCCAGTAGAAGACTCTCCAGCAATAGCAGTAATCTTATTCCCAGATACACCACCAAATATGCTACCTGAAACCAGTGCATTAAAAATGTACGAACCTGTATCGACAAATGTCTCAGTCTCATCAATATCTGATGCGAGTTGGGTGTATTCATCACCAATTTCTTTTACAATTTCTTTCAGAAAGTCCATTAGGCAACCATCCCGTATTGTTCACGAAGAATTTTTTTATAAGGCAGATCCTGCTCACGCAGTTCCTTTACAAGTTTGAGTTTTTGATATAGCGCAGTATCACCTCCAAGAGACATTGCTTTCACAATAGTATTAAGTTCGTTATCATTAATAGGCAGATCCATCAGATAAAAAATGACTCCAAGGTAATTGTTTTTTTGTGTGACCACCCAATAGACTCTAGGATGATCTTTAGAGGTTCCAAAAATGATTTGTCAAACTGCAAATCATAATCAATGTAATCATTCAGTCCCAACTCTACAGGAAACTCCGAAATGAAGGAGATTACGTTCTCCCCGATGGGATTGGGTTTCTTGAGATAACAGAACTTGATCTTTTCCCCGTTCTGTATGACGGGATATTTATGGTCAATCTTTCGTTCTTTAATGTAGTGGTTATAGAGCACAGATCCTCTAGAGTGAATCGGCGTGCCTTTGGCGTAAATAGTTTCTCTTGATTTGTACTTGTCTACATTGCTAACACTACGGGGGAACGAAATTTCTTCTGGACCAAGTTTTTTAAAGTCCTTCCGCCATTGATCGATGAAGGCAATAATGTCATCCTCAGTTTGGGTGAGAATGATTTTGATACCTTCCTTAATTTTAGCACGACAAACTGCTGGTGTCGAGGACTTGACTGCCTCAATACCCATCATCTTTAGTTTGGGAGTTTTATAAGCAACACCCTCACTGTTCCAAACATTAAGGATGTATCGCTTCTTACCAGTCCAAATGCCACGGTCAGCGATATTCTCACGCTTCATGAACATCTTCTGTTCATAGGCGTTTAGGTATGATGCCAATTCTTCGTAGCAACGATCAATATATTTTTCAAGTTCCACCTTACACACCTTGTCAAGGAAACTAATGATGCTCTCATTAGTTTTCTCTCGCTTTTCGTATACACGGTCAACCAAAGGACCCATGTTAAGATAAACAGAGTCAGTGTCAACAGCAATAACATAATCATCATCAGTCTTGAGCAACTTATTTAGATACTCGTTAATTTTATTTTCAATCCAACGGATCGAAACTTGACCAGACAAAGTGATTGCTTCAGCGTTTGCCAACTTGTAGTATCTAAAATACTGATTACCAATAGCACCATAAGCAGAGTTTAGTTGAATCTTTCTCGCCATCTGCATGTTATTGCACCGAGAAATCTCTTTCTTCAGATCCTCTGACGGATTGTCTTCATACTTCTGCTTTGCCTCAAGCATCTTCTTTTTGTAGATCACACGATCACTGTAGATTTTGTCCATGAGTTCTGGCAAAAATCCACGTTTATTTTTACTGTACATTGCACCATTGGCACATACAGCAAACTCAGAATCTACCTCAAGTTCTTTCTTAAGGATTCGATCAACACTCGCGTTTGGGTATCTATTTTCCTGTAGTGTCTCTGGTGAGATATTGTACTGCATAATGAGGTGAGGATAGAGACTGTTAAGGTCAAAATTAACAACCCAATCATACTTTCCAGGAATCGGTTCCTTGACGTATGCTCCTGCGTACTTTTCATCTTTAGTAGAGGTAACCTTAGGAGGAATAACGATGTTTCTCTTTTTCAGATAGTTATAAATGATAGTATCCCACATGCGAACTTGAGAAAATACATCCCCAAAGTTCACCTTGGCATCATATGCAAGCGTGACTGCAAGTTCGATGAGTTTCATCTTGTCTTCCAGACGGTCAACAATCTCAACGTCAACGATGTTGTAATCTACAAACTTTTCCCAACCATTGCGATAAAAGTCTTTAAAGGTATCAAACTCAGAGTGATCTAGTTTTCTCTGATCAAGTTCCACAAATGCAATGTGGTCTAGGCGATAACTCTCTTGGTTGGTATAGGTGAATTTTTTGTACAGGTCAAGATAGTCAAGTGACGTTACACCACCGATGTCATAAGTAATGTGCTCACGTCCCATGATAGTGACTTTATCTTCGGTCACTAGTCCCCATGGAGATATGCGCTTCATCAACTTCTCACCCAGAACCCTCTCTAGGCGACGAACAACATAAGGAATATCGTACAGGTTGCTATTCCAACCAGTAATAACTTCGGGAGTATTCTCCTCAATCATCCACCAGTTGATGAAATCATTCAAGAGATCATACTCGTTGTTAAATTCCTTGTAGAAGTGGTTCTCTTTTTTAATCTTATATGGACCCTTACCCCATGTGATAATCTCCTTGGTGGTGTAATCCTGTAGCGTAATCAACAGAATCTCTTCTGCTGCAGAATGCACATCAGGAAATCCATACTCGGATTCTACTTCGATGTCAATTGTAACCAGTTTGATTTTGTTGATGTCAAACTTAATCTCATCTTCGGTGTAATTGTCCGAGATGTACTGGTAGATAAACTTTTCATTACCATAGATAGGAAAGTTCTCAACCTCTGCATACTGCTGCATGAAGTTTCTACAGTCCTTTACCCCACCAGGTTTGATGGGTTCAACGTAGTTACCTTCCAGAGTCTTGTAGTATGTCTCTTTTTTGGATGGTACAAAAAGAGTTGGTTGGTATTTTTCTCGCACCATGAAGTGACGACCATCGTCGTAACCACGAACAAGAAACTGATTACCAACCATTTGAACGTTGGTGTAAAACTTCATTCAGCAGTCAGTTCTTGGAATTTCTGGATCAGTTCTTTGGTCGGTTCGACAATAGTCAAGATGCTGTCAGAGTGAATTACTGCGGTTCTCTGACTAGTAAATTCAGGCCATGGTTGTAGTACGTTCCACTTGCCGTCTACGTTCTGCGTCAAGGTAAACGGATTCGTTAGTTTGCAATCAGGTTCACCAAGTTCAGAACCAATATCTTCAATACTGGCAACCAAAATGATTCCCAACTTCAACATCAAAATTTTGATCATAACAAGGATAGGTTCTTGTCCTTTAAGTGTACCACATACTGCCTGAGTTTGTCAATATACCCGCCTGCTCGCAGTCTCTTAAATACAAGGTTTTCGATACCATACTCTCCGCCCTTTTGGAGACCAGACTCACGGTAACGACCCAGTTTTTTAATTAGTTCTCTAATTACATTCTCATCGTTAGTAGTCTGCAAGACATTTTCAATACGATGGATGTAATCCTTTACTTTCTTATCTACTGCTTCAGAATCAATCTCACCCGTTGGAGTGGTTGGTTCTTGAATCCATTGATTTTTCATCACAGAATATACACCTTGATATTTCTTTCTAGGAGTACCAGGAGTTTCAATATAAGGTTCTACGGGTGTTCCGTAAATTGTAATATTATGAGTTAAAGTCCAGAGGTGTTTTTTATCTTTAAAATAATCCGAAATTATATTTTCGTCGCAATCTGGTATTTTATCAGTATCTACAACAATGTGCAGATCAAGATCTGAATTACTAGTATAGTTATATCCTGCGTTTCCGCCTACTAAAATTACGTCTACTACCGCCTCTGGACTTATCTCAGTGAAGTCAATGAAAGCATCAGCAATTCTTAGAAGTTGAAGTCTCACAATAGACTTCAATTTTTTCTCATGCCAAAATGTCCCATTTAAATCAGATTGATAAAAATGAGATACCGATTGCTCTAAGAATTTTTGAAGATTCTTCATATACTTCATACAGAAAAAGGAGAGAGTATATACTCACTCCTTCTATATTTATGCAATTTCGTATACTTTACGCATTTGATGTTCTGGTACAACTCGATTTAGTTCAATTGTAAGCATTCCATTCTCAAATGAAACTGCTCCAACAACTACATCATCAGATAGTGTCCAACTGCGATTGAAAGCACGTTTTGCTACACCACGATGCACATACTCTACTTCGCTTTCTTCTACTTTCTTGGATTCTATATGAAGTTTGTTCCATTCCGTACTAACTTCAATGTCTTCCTTACCATAACCTGCTAGAGCAATCTCTAGTCTAAACTTGGTTGCGGTTTCTTTTACTAGGTTGAATGGGGGATAATTTGTTTGAGATTCATGTGCTGTCTCAAACCTCCTAAACCATTCATCCATCCCAATACTATTTCTCTGAATGTCTCTCAGATAGCGTTTGGTTTCGGGCACACTGAGTGTGAAAACATTTGCGTCGGTAAACATAGTGACCTCTAAAGCGTCTGTTAATTTTGGACCCTTTCGGCATCCACTACTAATTATAACAGAACGCATTAAAAAGGGGGTGTGGATCCCCCTACATAATCATTCGGTTTGTGCTACTTTCTTCTTTCCGATGTTATATTTGCTTTCTAGAATCCAATCATTCTTGTCCTTGTAAGACAAAACTTTAATTTGATTCAGAGGTGCAATATCAGAAATAGAACTTGCATCTTGAAGTTGAATAAGTCCCCAGTCAGCAATTAGTTGTGTAATTCTATTTCTACGCTGAATATCATTGACAGTAAGATTTACTTTCTTACCATCTAGAGCAAACAGTTCTTTAAAGTGTACAATATAGTATCTGCCCTGTTTATGTAGAATATGACAGGACTGGTATAATTTCTTTTCTTTGCGAGAAGCGACTCCAATACGTGTCAGAGTTTCTCTTACTTTAAGAAAGTCATCTGGTTCGCCCAGAATGACTTCAACCATCATGTCCTGACTCCAATTAATCTCAGGTTCATTCACGACGCTCATGTTTTGCCTCCACGGTCAAGTCTTGATCTAATAAATGCAATTTGCTCAGAATTCAAAATGCTCAAAACCTCTCGTGCTTTTTCATTACTATAACCATAGTAAGACTTTACAACTTCAAGATCTTCAAGTTTTTCTTTTTTGAGCCAGGGATTAAAACGTTTCCGTTTTCTCAAAGTATTTAGCAAAAAATAATACTGTAAATCAGAATCAAGATTGGGATTCAGATTCATCTCATTAGCAAACATAATTGCATCAAGATCGCCAGACAAACAGCGGTTGACAATGTATGCAGGGTATTCTTTAGCAGAGGCACCCTCTTCAAACAGATCATTTTTTTGATGGTTGATGCTGTTCAACCAGTCTTTTAGTTGGTACGTCATTCCAGTGCCTAATCACTCCACTAATAATAAAAAGGTTGGTAGCCAAGTAAGAAACAAAAATAAGGGTGCGTATGCCAGCAACAGTATCTGCTTCTCTGTCATTTCGTCCATCTTTCTGCCCCAGTGCTTTTGCCCAGATTCTCCACATTATCTAATGATCTCCAAATCAACACCAGGTGACCAGATTTCAAGTTCAGACCTCAGTCTTCCTTCAGTCTTCAACTTATCATACCTCTTAGTTGCTTTCTTGACCCACCACTCAATCGCTTGATCAGCAGTGTGACGAAAATCTCCAAGATAGTATCGTTTCTTTTCTGTAAGTGATTTAGCATGATCAATACAATCATTGAACTGCTTAAGTTTGTCACTATCAGTCAAAGAATTTCTAATGATGGAGATCATCTTAGTTTGAATCTTTAACTTCTTTGATGACTTGTCTGCAGCAATCAAGCGTTCACCTTGATTGGCATTATCATTAAACCACCAGAAAAGGTCTCTAAAGTACTCGTCGTGGAACAAAGGTAGAAAGTTACTCTCAGTGTCTCCAATGTGCCTTAGAAACGGTTTTAGACCGTCGTACATGGACACTCCTTTAGTAGTTCCATATAGTGATGTAGTTTCAAAGTACTTGAGATCTGTTCCATACTTCTCATCAAACTGATACTTCAGTTCTTGAGAGCAGGCAAGAAGAGCAAGAAGTTTGCCACCCAGATAGTTATAACCAAAAGGTTGAACTGGAACAATGTTGAAACCCATCACAAATTCTTTGTTGATTTGCGATAGAGGTAAGATTTCCCCAAAGTAATCATTCCTAGGTTTAGAATTGATTGTTGGAGATCCAAACCTGACTACACCTAAGATAGTCTTTGTGGTTTCTTCTTCTACGATCCACTTAAGCGTGCGACCAGGAATCGCCTCTTCAACTGCATTTGATGCTGTGAGATTAAGAGTATCAGAATATAAATTCTGATTGTACCTGGATGTAGTCTTAGGATTAGTATCAACTGTATGAATACGAATCTTAAAGTCTTCAGGTCTCATGGAGAAGTTACTAAACATCTCCGTCTCTGCACCAAACAAAACACCAGGACGTTTTGAGACACGACTCTTCTTCACATGACGAAGATAATCATCAATCCGATTGAATCCAGAGTAATAGTCAATAAATTTATCTGCTGCCAAGACAGCATTATCAGGTGTCAGTTTGGTTTCTTTCATTGTATAGTTTCAGGACTTCTTCACGAACGATGTTTTGAATGACTTCAATGGGTTGGAAGTCATGAGTCGGATGAGAAACTAACTTGTCAGTAATAAAAGTCAGATGATCCATAGAGAACTGTGCAAAGATACCAGATTTGTTTTCAGTAAAAATCTCAGTTCTATGCTTCTCCATGGTCTCCTTGGAGATATATGCACACCTGAAACGATCCACATTCTTGTCGATCAAAATCAAATGATCGCAATGAATGTCAAAATCATCACAGGTTTTTTCTGCAGAATGGAATGAAGTGTATCCCATTTTTTTGGTCTTTTTCCCACGGTTTGTTTTGGGGAATAGATCGAACTGAGACTTAATTTCCAGTCCTTCGTTATTGGAATTGATTCTTAGATCAACGCCAACTTCTTCGTTGCCAACATAACGAAACTGCCCACCAGATGCTTCGGAAATGCCAACCTCAAACAGGAGAGAGGCAAATGCTCTTTCCATGGGTTTGCCACTATCCTTATACCAGTGAACAGTGTTTGCGACCAGTTGCCAATCAACTTTGTCATTATCAAAGGGGAGATTCATAATCAAAAAATGTAAATGCTGCGCTGTATCTCAAAAAGTTGCACAGTCTGTTTGGAGGATCACCTTTATGTTCAAGATCTGCTTTGAATAGTATACCACTATTCGGAAATGGTGTAAACCCGATGTAATCTCCTTCATCAATTTGAATGCGAAGATCACCACCCCATTCAGCATTCCATGTAGGATTAAAGAAGACCATAAAGGTCCAATCTTTGTCGGTGCCATCTTTATGAAAAGAAGACTCCATGCCATATGCCTGGATGTTGGTGTTTATCCTTCCTAATCTCAATTTTGTTTTGAGCGTATGCTCTGCTATCAGTTTTAGCGATGCTCCAATGTCAATCAAAGAATTAGACCAACCTAGAGTATCGCCTCTGACTTTTTCAATACCAAACCAGTATGGATGGCGGTCATACTCTGTGATACGTTGTCGTTCCTGTTTTACCATCCAACTATTGTTGGAAAGAGAAAACTCATCATATCCCTGCAAAAATAACTTTGGCGGAAGTACTGATGGAAACTGATAAACGTAGTTAGATACTTGTTGATATCTCATTTGAATTGACAGTCAACCATAATCTCAGTTAGTGCGGCAAGAAGATTGATCTCTTGATCAGCGACAAACGCAGATTGATATTGATACTTTGCAATGATCAATACCGCCGCAGGAATTGTGGAGGGAACTAAACTCTGGTGCAGGTTGTCATAGATTTTTCTAAGTAGTTGGTTAGGATCATTGTCTAGGTTAGAAACAATCCACTTACGAACTTCAGTAAAATTCTTTTTCTTCAGGTTCTTAACCAACTCATTGACCTGAACTTCACCAAAAGTTGACAGAATACCAGTATCAATACTACCACTTACAGAGTAGCGTTGGCATTCATTAAGAACACGACGCCAATCTGGGAAGTGATTCTTGATTAGTTCTACCAGTACTTTTGGATCAGATTCAATACCTTCTGCAACCAGGATCTCTTTGAGTCTCCTAAAGAATTTGGCGGCAAGGTCTTGTTTTTCTTCTCCCGTGAAGGCAAAATCGACGACACTACACCTGGAGTGGAGTGGTTGAATGATTTTGTTTTTGTAATTACACGTGAAGATAAATCGGCAGTTTTTATAAAATGCCTCAATATTTGCCCGTAGGAGGAGTTGTACGTCGTGGGTCGTGTTGTCAGCCTCATCAATAATGATGACTTTGTGCTTTGAACCCAGTCCTTGAAGTGAGACGGTCGAAGCAAAGTTCTTTGCTTGGTTCCTAACCGTATCAAGAAATCGTCCTTCATCTGATCCATTGATCACATAAACGTCAACCCCCAGTTCGCTACAAAGTGCTTTTGCAACGGTAGTTTTGCCAATGCCAGGGGGTCCAGACAAAAGCATATTAGGAATCTCTCCCTTAACCAAAAACTCTTGAAAAGTTTTCTTGATTCGTTCTGGGAGAATACATTCTTCAATAGTTTTGGGGCGATATTTTTCGACCCAAATAAAATCATCACGAGAAGACATAAGTCAGTTCAGTTTTTTGAGAGTAAATGATCCATCATTATTGTCAATCCACTCTACATCATCTCCTGGTTCTAGACCAGATTCTTGTAGTAGATCTTCAGGAAATGTGAGGAACAACTCCCCATTTTCATCTTCTTCAACAGGAATAGTCCAAGTCATTCTAAGGGTCTCATAAACTCATTTGAAACAATGTCATTGGCATCAAACATCTCATACATGTAAGTAACACCAGCACGAGGCACTGTATGCTCACCACAGGTAAAGACATCACACACTGCCATACCATTCTCTGGCCAGGTATGAATGCTGATATGACTCTCAGCAAGGAGAGCGATAGCAGTCACACCTTGAGGATCAAACTTGTGTGATGAGACATCCAACAATGTACTTTTGCAGAGATGTGCCGCATGAACAAGTACATTGCGGATGTGTGACTCATCATCTAGAAGTTTTTCAGAGCAACCTTTTAGGGTAAAAAGAATGTGTCTCATCCGAATGTGGAATCAGGTTCCAAAGCGATATAGTAGTTAATAGAATCGTTGAAAAACTGAGAAAGAAGTTTCTCGGAAATCACGACGTTGTAAGAACCAGGAAGAATCTTAATATTCTCCATTTTGAAATTGAACTCAAACGTAGCATCAGTCTCGCCAACAACGATTGAATACTCGTTAGATGTGTCGTTTGCTTTGTCGCGAACAACTAGACTGATGTTTTCCCCGTCACCAATAGCAGAAAGATCGGGAAGACCATAGACAGCAGACGCTTTCAACAGAGAATTCAACTGCTGACTTTCCAATTGGAAGCAAACATCCTTGCTGGGAAGAGAAAGTTCTTTGTCTGGGGGTGCAACAATCACAGAAGGATCAGCAAAGAAATATTTTGCTTTGAGTTTACCCTCACTGATAGTGACAAAAGAATCGTTGTCAAATCCAAGATCAGGATTTCTGTGGAGTTTTACACCATTCAGAAACTGCTTGAGATCATAGATGGCAAAATCCTTAGGGAACTCTTCAGGGACGTTTGCTTCTGCCAAGATATTACGCATGACAGAAATAGTCTTGATCTTAGAACCTTCTTTGATCAGGATCGACTGATTGATAGTCGAAAAGTTCTCAAGAATATTGAGAGTAGAATCAGAAAGTTTCATAAGTTCCATTAGTTTTCTTGTGAAGTCCAGAGAAATGATACAAGAGGATAGCGTAGTGAATGACCTTCAGCAGGTCACTTTTTTCCTGACCCTTCTTGTTAAAGCGAGAAGCATACTTGATGATGTTCGCTTGACAGAAAGCAGGAGCAGTCCCAATGGATTCTAGCAGATCCAAGGTCTGTGTTCTATTTTCCTTACTGGTGTAATGCCCCTGATATGTCTGAGAAATATAATCTCTTACTTCTTGTAAAGTTTCACCTTCTTCATATTTCCAAAGGTGATTTTGCTGTTCACTCATGATTCATAGTAAAGGAATCATATCCATGATACTACAAAAATCTTGGGATGTCAATAGCGGTACTCAGAGATCCTGTCCAAGACCCTGTTCAGGTATTTTTGGACCATATCCTTCTCTCCAGGATATGCACGGTCACTATCTACCTGGTGTTTTAATTTAAGTACATAACAAATCATCTCGTCTTTATCAATTTTTCCTCTAGGCATAACACAAAAAAACCCTGTCCTTTATATAGAACAGGGTTTACTTTTTAAATTGGGTTGTGTGCGGGAATCATCATACCGCCACCAAGGTCGTCATCGTCGTCAGCATCATTACTACCAAGGACACTGATTAATATCCACATCCCTAGCATCATAATTGCTAACAACAACATCACCAAATACCTGGAATGATTTGACCTGTGACCGCATAAGATCCCATAGCAGCGATCACACCGATCATTGCTGCCCAACCATTAATACGTTCTGCTTTTTCATTCATGAGATTTCTCCTGTTTTGTTTTGTTGTATATGATGACTTCTTCACCATCATGGGTAAAAACTAGTTCATCATCGTGGTTCCAGCACAGTTCTTCATACAAAGCATTCAACTTCTCCATGTCTTCGTATAGTTGATTATGATTCGGCATGATGTGCTTTTAAATCTGGGTTGTACTTAGATGGTTCAAAAGGAGAACGCGAGCGGTTCTTGATAACGATGAAGGCATCTTTTTGATACGTGACAGTTCCAAAAGGTTTTGCCCACTTAGGGTTCGCATCTGGATGGGTGGCAGTACCCGTTACAGCAACGCCGCCAATTTCTACTACAATATCATCTTCTTCACTCCAACCAAGTTGGTCTATAGCAATGTGAAGACCAGCGTAGACATCTGTTTCCATCAATACAGTTCCTCTTCCTTGCTGGTCTCAACCACACAATCACTTGTGGGATAAGAAACACAAGTTAGAATGAAACCAGCATCAATCTGGTCATCATCAAGGAACGACTGATCCCCCTGGTCTACGGAACCAGAGATGAGTTTTCCCGCGCACGACGAACAAGCGCCTGCGCGACACGAGTAACTGAGGTCAACACCTTGTTCTTCAGCAGCATCAAGGATGTACTGATCGTCTTCACACTGAATGGTTTGCTCAGTTCCATCGGGGGATCGTAGGACAATGTTAAATGCCATTATTTAGTTTCCTAAAGAATTCCAAAGAATAGTTTACCAGTAATCGCGTAAGATGTCAAGGCAGCGACAAAACCCATCATTGCCCAGCGCCCATTCATCTTTTCAGCACGCTCAGCATGGGACTCAAGACCATACTTGAGACGATCTTCATCCGTCATGTACATAGCGGGTTCAGTAGCGAACATATTCTGTTGTCCGCGATCATTTGTAGTTACAGTCATAATGTTTGTAAAGAACTGTTACAGTATTATATAGCAAATATAAAGATTTTTGTCAAGAGTTCGTGAGAATACACTGACAAAAAAAGACCCCGAAGGGTCTCAGTTGGTTTTTACGATACTAGAAAAATTCTTAGACTTCTCAAACTTGATAACGTTTTCAAATTTATCATGCAGTTCGGATTTGTGTGATATGACGAAAATGTTAGCGTCCTTTACTACGAACCGAATGATCTTGAGAAACTCTTCCGTCCCAAAACCGTCGAGCGAACTGTCAAAGACTTCATCCATAACCAACAGATTAGTGCTGATTGAGTTTTTGACTCTGGCGACTTCCCGCCATGTAAAAAGGAGGGAGAGGTCTATCCTCATCTTTTCACCCTCAGAGAACGAATCGTAACTAAACTTTTCGTGAACTGGAGAGTGAATAGACTCGTTAAACTCTTCATCTAGACTGAAGTTGATGTAAAAATCCATCAACTGTAGGTAGTGATTAATCTGCTGATTGATGAATGGGAGGTATTTGTGAATGATTTTGGTTTTTACGCCGTCATCCTTAAGGAGTGAGTAGGCGAAATCGTAATAGACGATTTGTTCTTTACGCCTTGAGAGTTCATCTGCCGTGATTTTGAGATTTCTAGTAAACTCTGTTAACTTGTCATACTCAAGATTTCCATTTTCAAGTCGTTCGGTAATAGTTTGAATTTCTGATTCAAGATCTCCGATTTGTCGTTGAATGTGGTTAGTTCTAGTATTGTTTTGAGAAATCTCATGGTTGAGTTTTACAATCTCCTGAGAAAGAGTATTAAATTGACGCTCTCTTTCCTTCTCTGACTTGATGGCGCTCTCCAGGTCTTCATACCCCTTCTTGAGTTCCCCTATCTTATTTTGAACGTCGCTAATCTTATTTAACCTAAAATCATCTTCTAAACTTTGAGTGCATGTTGGGCAAACCGTATTATCTTTAAAAAACTTATGTTCATCCTGAAGCGTAGTCGCTTTTTGCCTAATCTGTCCTTTGAAAGTATTCAACTTCTGAATTTTTTCAGATGCGTTTAAAAAATCTTTCTGATCCTCTACAAGAGTGTCAACTCTTTTTTGAATGTCGGTGTTGTCACTAACATATCCTTCTGCTTCATTTTGAAGTTCGATGATCTTGTTTTTATTAGTTGTGATGTTATCCGAACTAAGTCTCTCCATCTCTGCGATGAAGTTTCTCTGCATCTCCTCTTTTTCTTCAATCGTTTGCTTCTTTAGATTTAATTGTTTAACCTGATCCTTTTGATCTTTTAGTTTATCTTTGACAATAGCGTTCATGTTGGAGAACACCCCGATATCCAAAAGATCCTCAATGACCTCTCTACGGTTCTGTGAGGTGAGTTGCATGAATGGGACAAACGATGCACTACCCAAGATTACAATCTGCGTAAAAGACTTGTAATTCATCTTCAGAACATTCTGTTCCAACCAAGTCTGCTGATCACGCGAACTAGATTCCTGATCTAAAAGATTACCATCTCGATAGATCTCAAAAATTGCAGGTTTAATTCCTCTACGAACTTTCCATTCAGTGTTGGAAATCGTAAATTCAATTTCAGTCAAGCAGTCCTTATCATTCGTACTGTTGACCAATTGGGGTTTGTTGATCTTACGAAATGCTTTACCAAAAAGCGAAAAGGTAAGAGCATCCAAAATACTAGACTTACCAGCACCATTAGCACCAATAATCAAAGTGTTAGAATGCTTATCTAAGGGAATAATCGTAAATTGGTTCCCAGAGGAAAGAAAGTTTTTGTACTTAATGCAGGTAAATTTAATCATCTAGATCGTCAGGTGGAATCACAATGTCATTAGGTGTAATAATAGCGTACTCATATCCTGCCTTCTCACAACTCATTATAGCATTTTTTCCCTCAACTTCCAAGACATGCATCTTCTCACCATTCATGTCCTCCAATTGAAGAGCATATCTAACAGCATCATCCATCTCCTCAAACATAAACAGAACCTTCTCCCCTAGGGAGTTCTTAACTGCGTATGCACCTTCATCTTCTTTTCCTAGGAGAGTTAGTATATACATTATCTCAATGAGAGTTCGTTGTAGTATTCGTAATTACATCTATCAGAATCATATCCATACCAACCTGTGATGATGTATTTAGTTTGTGTTGGAGAAGGAATGCCTCTATGAACGTGAGTCCAATCAGCAGGCCACAAAATCGTTAGACCTTTTTCAGGTTTTACTTTCAATTCCTGATGTAAAAATTCAGTCTCTCCCCCATCAGTGACATCATTTAGATATGTCATGAAGACTAGATGGCGAAATGGGTTTGATCCATCAGCACAGTTTCTTTCTGTGTGCCACTTATGAAATCCTTGATTTGGAAAATATCTTTGGATATTAAACGATTCGTTTATTCTCCATGTGCTGTGATCATTACTTGCCCAGGGAAACTGATTAACATATCCCAGCATGACCAATTCCAGGGCATTTTTGTAGTCAATTATACGAGGATCATTATTCTCTGGATGAATCTGTATGTCCGTAGAATCTTTCCATTCTGGAACATGACCGCAACCCATTAAACCAGGAAACTGGTGCTCTACATTACTCTCAAAAAAATCAATAACTCCATCACAGACATCATGGTCTATAAAAGACCCCGAAATAAAATTAGGTGACATTACATGCCTCCTGATATGTCTCTCTCAAGATACTTTTTAGAGTTGATTTACTTAGAGAAAATTCCAGTTCATCAACATACTTGTCCAAGATAGACAGTGTATCTTCAAACTCATCAACATTCAACTCAGCGTCAGCAATATTAACTGTCTGGTCAACTATGTTTAGATCTACAAGATCAACTTTATCAAATCCGTCAACAAATTTTTCATACTCTTTATGACTATCTCTCTGTTCAACAATTAACTTGACAATTTTCCCAGCATACTCTTGATACTTAAATGTTTGTCTTGGAGTGTTGTTGTATCTTACAATCTTGTACAACTCATTTGGGTTATTGAGATACTTATGTTCTAGTGTTTCTGTGTCAAAAATAACAAATCCACGTTTGTCATTGACATCACTCCAAAACATTTGATATGGATTTCCTAGATAGAAAATTCTACCATCATCAGATCTCGTGTGATAGTGACCGCTGAAGACTTTATCAAACTTCTCATAGATCTTAGCATCATGACCATCTTCCATGATATGCCCTCTGTGCGCCCTGAAACCGTTTAATTCAAGGTGACCCATAGCAATCCTACAATCACTCTGTTTGATGGTCTTGTAGGTGCTCTGAGAGTTGTCTGAGTTAATCCAGGGAATGAATAGTGTATTCAGATTTCCAAGTTTAACTTCTTCTGCCTCAGCATAGATTTTGACATTATCATATTCTCTCAACAACAAATCAACAGCGTTGACCTCATTCGTATTTTTGTAGTATGCAGTGTGATTACCAACAATAGTATGAATTGTAATGTTACGTTGTGCTAGGGGATCATAGTAATTATCCTTTGCCCAAGCAAGAGCACCAAAATCAATACCCTTACGACTATCAAAAGTATCACCCATGTCAACAATCGTGGTGATTCCCAGTTTATCGATTACAGGAAAAAAGACTTCTTCATAAAATTTTAAGAAGAAGTCATGATAAATTTTAGAACCTTTTTTAAACCCAAAATGTTGATCACTAATAATGGCAATCTTCATAAATTACTTACCAAATCTATGCTGGACAGAATCTTTGATGGTGTTGTAACTAGAGTAATCACCATGCTCATCGGAGGTGAATACTTCGTCGTATCCTGAACGCTCAATAATTTTTTGTTTGATATCTAGTTGCTTTTTCTCTTTCTGAATTCTTCTCAAGAAAGCATAGTTGATAATCTGTGTGAAATAAGCAAATGGATTTGTAGACTTTGCTGGATCAAAGTTGTTGATGTATTGCACACAGTTCTGAATCCCGTCACAAATCATGTCATCCTTGAACATGTAGTTGACGAAATTTGGTTTGTATGATAGGTGTGTGGCGATCTTCAAGAAGCACTCACCCAAGTAGTTGTCGATCCTAGGAGGATCCTGATTCAACTCTTTGCACTCAGCAACCTTTTTCTTGTACACGATCAGTGCAGCAAGAAACTGTTTGTTGTCAACGTAATGCTCTGAACGCTTTCTTGCCATTACTTTCATTGTCCTTTGGGTTCACACAGTTCATGATCTTATTATAACACACTTTCAAGGGGCTTGACAACTCCTCTGAACTTCAGTAGAATTACTCTGTCAGGGGTAAAGATGAATATTAGCTTTAAAGCTCTTTAGAGTCCTCAGCATCATAGATCTTTTCTAATAACTCTCTAGCAGACTCTACAGAGGATACATAACCCATATCCTTAGTAATATCAGGATTAGATCTACTAGAAGTCTTATTGGATAAAGACTTGGTTGTAAAAGATGAACTATTTAGATACCTTTGATAAGTATCTAGTATTTTACTATCTGTAACTTCAGAGATAGTAATTACTTGAGTCATCTTAATTACAAAGATATCTTCTGTAGTAAATTTCATCCATGGTTCTATTTTGAATCCTACATCTACACCACCAGCATTAATCATTTTCAAACAGATAGGATCTGTAATGACTAATTGTTCTGGAGGATTTTCAGATTCATCCACGTAGATACTACCGAAGATTTCCTCTCCAGTGACTAGTTTAATAGAACCATAGAACTCTAAGTTGTTGTCTTCCATCTATTTTTTGAGATTGATTTTGACAATATCATAATTAAAGTTTTCTTCGTTATAAATTTTTACTCGTTCTATAAGATGATTGAGAGTATAGTTTTTTCTCGACTGATGGGTACAGTCATCAGCAATATCATAAAGAATTGCTTTGGTTTTTGAATTGCTTTTTCTTAGTGCTCTGCCGATTGACTGTAGATTTCGGACTCTAGATTTAGAGGGTGATGCAAAGATCAAATTGTGTAGGTTTTTAATGTTGATTCCAGTTGAAAAAGTTCCGTAAGATGCAATGATAATCGCGTTGTTTTCTTCTTCCGTGATTCTTCTTACTTCTTCTCGTTCCTCAACGTCTACACCACCATGAATGAAGAACACCTTTTGTCCTTCCTGTTGATTATTTATCAAGTCATATAATTGCTGTCCGTGAGCAGCAACCCTACTGTAGAGAATCAAAGTATTTCCCTTCAGATCTAATGCTAGATTTCTAATAAACTTATTCCTTACCTCATGACCGATAAGATATTGAACCTCATCCTCATAGGTTTCAAATTTTTGAGGGTGATGCTGTAGTAGTAAAATGCGAATATTTAATTTTGCAAGATGACCTGCTTCCTGCAACTCAGAAGTATTGACAGTCTTGTATGATGGTCCAAACAGTCCCTCTAGCACCCACTTATGAGTCTGTGTGCCATCAAGTGTTCCAGTAAATCCATATCGATACTTAGCATCTGCTAACTTGGTCATGATGCTGATCAACGACTTAGACTTAAAAAGATGCGCCTCGTCACCGATCACTACATCGTACTTAGCAAACCACTTACGATCTAGTTTGTAGATAGACTGCCACGTTGTAATAGTGACATCATGATTGGTGTCTTTTTCTTTGCCTGAATAGATCTTGTTGCAATGCTCCTCGGCATCCCACCCGTAATCTTCAAAGTCCTTGTACATCTGCTCAACAAGAGATGTGGTAGGGACAACGAGTAGAACCCTTCTACCTTTCTCCACATGATATCTTGTGACAGAGTAAATCATCATTGACTTACCACTACCAGTTGGTGATACAATCAGTCTACGGTTACTCTTTAGTGCATCATAGACACCATCAACCTGGTATTCTCTTGGATTATACTTGGAGATACTTTTAATATACTCTTCTACACCCTCCCTAGATACAATCTCAGTCTCTTCGTAGGGTAGTCCGTAATACTTGTTCTCGACGAATTCAAAATTATAATTATGATTTTTGCAGAAATATACTAACTTGTCAATTAGTCCAGCGTATATTTCCCCAGTCTGAACATTAAATAACCTGATCTTTCCATCCCAATACTTATTTCTGTACTGGGGCATAAACTTAGCCCCAGGTACATCAAAAGTAAATTGATCAGATAGTTCGTAGTAGACGTGAGGTTCTGCTTCAACCTTTAGGAATACTTCGTTTTTCTTAGTTATGACTAGATCAGACATCAATCATAAAATTCACCTAAAGGTATTTAGTTAGACCGTCTATCCGCCTGTCTGGAAGCGTGCCCATTCAATCGCGTTCTTAATCTGAAAAGTCCTATTAGACAACTGTTTAATAATCTCTTCAAGATATGAAAGCATCACGTCAAAGTATTCTACTTTTAACTTTGCATCTGAAAGTTTTTCATCACTAAGCATGTAACGTTGAATAGCATCCTTTTCCCTTACTTTGTAAGGAAATGGTTCTTCAACATAAACTGCTGCGTCTGCTTTACCAGTGTAGTACTTATATCTTTCTAAGTCAATTTGCTGTCTTCTTTTTTCTGCCTGCTTGCGTAGTAGTGTTAGTGTATTATAAAGATCAAAGTATTTTGCATGAAGTTGTGGTATTCTTAGGGACTCAAATCCTAGGTCATCCTCGTTCATTACAGAATCCTTTGACCACATCGATTGGATGGTGTCAAGGTTTACGCTCATACTTTTTCGCCGTCACTATTGTAGATATCGTAAATAGTATACTTGAATGTTGCTTCTGCTGTCAAGTACTGCTGATCTTGAACAGTTGCATCAAATGTCAATGGTGTCAAAGCAGAAGGAAAAACGTCTTTAAAAATGACTTCTGTGTTAACATTATAATTGCTGGTCAAAATCTGTAGAGTTGCATCCGAACGCTCATTGAAAGGATCCCTAGATGATCTAGATGGGAAATATTTTGAATTGCCCTTCAGGTCTTGATATTGCTTAACTTCTTCGGGATAACCAAGTCCAGTCATCCAGTCATAAATTTGGAGATAGTTCTCCATATTTTCATCTACTAGAAATCTAATTACCAAATCCTGATAAGTTATTTTATCACCAGGAACATCAATGTTTTTCAAATAGGTTGCTTGAATAGCACTTCCTAGATTGATTCCAGGTAGATTGGCGGAGTTGCAATAGAACGATACTTTTCTTGCTTTATGGATAATAAATCTAAATCCCGTAATCGCTAGAAAGTTGGGACTTTCTGGATGATTAGAGATACATGAAGATGATTTAGGACTTGGTTGATCGAGCGCCATTAGTACTATTTGCGTTTTTGATGATTATCTGCAATCTCCCAGGCAGATTTAAAAGTAGGATAATCTATATTATCTATGACACCAGTAGGTTTCAATTTATCGTAGAGATATCTTGGATCTTGAATTGCTGAATGAAAATCAATATTAGTATAGTGTACTTTATTTTCCTTCATCCATTTAATAAAATCATCATGTAAGTTTGCCAAATATTGTGGATGATTTTGTAAATGTGTAATTGGAATACAACCACCATCTGTTCCTTGATATCTTTCTTGTGATGCTGCTACTTCCGAAAAAGATCTTTGCATAAGAAGGATAAAATATCCTTTTCTTATATTGTCCCTCATGTGCTTATGTAAAACATATCCTGGAGATTTTGTAACTGTCAAACTTAAATTACCAGTTTCAAATCCAGAATTGCATTTTTTATGTTTACATCTATGAGATTCTGATTCAAAATCAAATCCAGTATCTATACCTAACTTACATAAAATTAGCATCAAAAAAGTAGTTCCACACCTACCGACACCAGTTACTACGTATCTCATAACAACTTTTTTGACTATTTATGGGCATAAAAAAAGGACCCCCGAAGGAGTCCCGAAAGTATGTGACCCGATATCACATGAGGTTTGCAACCTTGACACGTCTGTAGTAACGGTTGCTGCTTGCAGCGATTGCACCGAAACCTTGGGCTGTGCCTTGTGCGAAGGGGTTCGCGACCATGCCGTAGCGGGTCTTGAAACCGATCTTGGGTTGGAAGGTGTCCTGACCAACTGCACGAACCATCTGGAGAGGAACGTAGGGGCAGTAGAACAGACCAGCGTCGTAGGGAGTAGTACCCTTATAACCGATAACGTAGTACTGATCAGCACTTAGGTTAGCAGCATAGGGGTCGATGTAGACTCTGTACTTACCGTTGATTGTACCAGCAAAGGTGTTGCCAGTGTCATCAACCTGGAGACCAGTGTTAAGTGCAGGGCTGTAATCGAGAACACCACTCATGGAGAGTGCGGAAGCAACGTCTGCGGAGCAGAGGATGATGTTGCCCTTCCCTCTACGAGTTCTTTGTGCGATTGCGTTAGCATCGCGCTCTAGTTGGAACAGAAGACCTTTGAACTTCTCTGCCATCCAGCGACCGTTGGAGTCAACGTCAAGGTCAAATACGCCCTGAGTTGCAACGTTCTGCTGAGCACCAGCTTCAGCAACCTTGTAGATGGTTCTGATGACTTCGCGGTTGATCTCAGCAAGAATCTCTGTGGAGAGAATGTTTGCGAGTTCCGCTTCAGCATCTAGACCATGGATTGCCTTGAGGTCTTGTGCCAGTTCCAAGGAGTACTCAGCCTTGAGTGCTCTGGATCTTGCGGTAACGGTAACTTTCTCGATCGAGAAAGCCATCTCGTTGAAGTCGTTGGTGGTGGTGTTGTCACCTAGTGCTTCCAGCTCAGAAGTTCTGAAACCTTGACCAACGTTATACTCGTTTGCCGAACCGCCGTTAAGAACAGCAGGGTTTACACCGCTCTGTGCAGTTGTACCGAAACCAACGCTGCTGTCACCATCAGTACCGCCAGTGTAATCACCTTGGGTGAGGTTGTAAGCATTGTTGTTCTGTGCAGAGAACGCCGAATCGGGTTCGTTGAACAGTGCTTCTGCGCCGCTCTGGCTGTTGTAGCGGGAGCGCATTGCGAAGATGAGTCCAGTAGGACCGTTCATGGGTTGAACGCCTGCGAGGTCATATGCGACCAGGTTAGGCATGGAGCGTCTGATCAAGGAGATCAGAACGGGGTCGAAACCAGCGACGGGGGAGGTTGCTGCACTACCCGAGAAACCAGGGTTGCCAGTACCTGCGGGGTCGGTGTTAACTGTAGGGGTTTCGCTTAGAAGCGCACGCTCCTGGCGAAGGAAAGATTCTTGGTTTTCTAGCAGAACTGCGGTAACCGCTCTACGATGAGGATCTTTGATATGCTCAAGACCTTCAGCGTTAAGGAGAGGTTCCCACTTTTTCTGCAACTGTTCAGACATGAACATTGCTTTGTGTCTCCGTTTTTACTTGAAAGTGTTAATTATAATCACTTAGAATACTTAGTGAGTGCTCTCAGATAAGCATTCATTGTCGAACCATGATCTACGACTGCCTCCTCGGTAAGGACTTGCTCAGAAGTCTCCGTTGCAGTCTGGTTTGGAAAATATGACTCACGTAGAGTCACCAGTTTCTCACGATACTGTTCCTCACTAGCAAACTCAACGCCCTCTGCAAGAGAAGCGAGTTTGTCCTTTTGGGACAGTGCAAGACCCTCAGATACTTCATCGAGGATATTGCCAGAGACAGACTCAGAAAGTTGTTTGTTCAGTGCAACGTTTCTATCAATCTGCTCGTTGAGTTTGGTTTCCATCTCATCAAGCTTGGTTACCATAGCATCTAGCACATTGTATTTATCTTCAGGGATGTACACATAATGTTCTTCAAAAAGACCCTTGAGACCAGACATGAAGTCTTCTGCTACTTGGGCCTTGATTCCAGATTCGATCTGGAGTTCATTTTCGGAGATCCACTCTTCAGAAACGTACTCTAGGTAAGCGTCAACACGCTCAACTAGATCGCTCTTCACAGATTCGATCTCTTCTTGAAGTGCAGCATTGTACTGCGCTTCAAGTGCCTCTTGAATACCAGCAATCTTAGAACGGACTGCTGCTTCAAAGACGATAGTTGCTTTTTCTTTAAACTCTTCGGAGAGTTCTTCGCCTTCAAGAAGTGCATTTACATCTTCTTCAAGGTCAAGTTCTAGAGTTTCTTCTTGCTGTTCTGCAACGACTTCCTCTTCGGTAGTCTCTGCTTCAGCAACAATTTCTGTACCCTCTTCCTCTTCGGTCTCTTCTGCATAAGCAGGAGCCTTGGGCATGGGGTCAGCGGGTTTTGCACCCTTGTTTACAACATCTTTAACCTGCTTGATAGTTTTGGTTGGGGTTGCCAACTTGTTGCTATCATCAGTAGGATTGCTGTTCTGGGGAGTAGGACCACCCAGATCTTCAATACTGCCAGCATCGGGAACATAACCCGAAACTTTCTGCATAGGTTCAGCGGCTGCAGCGCCTCTTGTTACCTGGTTCTCCATTTCCTGTAGATCGTTACTCATCTGATGAACTGCTCCGAAGTAATTATTCCGTTATTGTTCTTAAGTTATTTATAAACCTAGATATTTGACAAGAAATTACCAAAGAGGCGGAGTTTGTTTGCCTCAAGCATTTTCTGGTCAACTAGGGTATTAATTTGCTTCTTAACTTGCTCACAACGTGCTTCGCGAAGGATTCCTCCTTCCCAAACCCACTCTTTACCTTCCATGATGCCGTCAACAAATGCATCAGGTGCAGAAGGATCTGCTACAATATCAGCAGCAGTTGCCAGCATAAAGTCTTCGCCAACGACGTTCACGCCATTTTTAGAAGAGATGGAACCCATGCCTCTAGAAGAGACACCGAGTTTTACACCTTCACCAAGAAGAGAAGATGCAATCTTACCCATGGGTGTGGAAAGAATTTGTGCCTTACCGATAAAATTGTTACCTTCTTGATAAAGACCAACAATTTTATGAGACACTCTATCAAGATTGATAGAAGGACCATCGGGGTGACCAAGTTCACCTAGAGCACGACCCTTATTCACAAAAGACTCAGTATAACGAGCAACTTCCTTTGCCATGGTTTGCATGGGATACATGCGACCATTGCGATTAGTAATTTCGCACTGCAAGAAAGGACCCTGAATATACAGAGTTTTTTTGCCGTTTTGTTCTTCGGTAATAATTTCTACCGATTCGATTTCTTCTGTGATTAGTTTCATGCTAGTTGTACCTCTGCGAAGTATGCTTCACAACCGTTGCTGGACTCTGGTTTTAAAACTGGAATTACCGATTTATATGCTGTTGCAACACCAGTAAATGCTGCATGACCCGAACTAGTATCTGCGTCAACAACAATCTTGGTTTGATAATTATTAGAAAGTTGACTTCCAATTACAGATACGACCTGTACATGCTGTAGAGTAGTATTGTAAATACCAACCGAAGAACCAAGAATAGTAATTCTATCCTCTACAGTAAACTTAGTATCCTGACTATCAACAATCAGAGTGGTTTGTGCTCCAGTTGTGATACCAGTAATCTTTGCTTGTTTTGGGTGAGCGTATCTAAGAAGAACGTCATCCGCCTTATTCACGTGGACAGAAGTAACACCCACATTGGAAGTCGTAGTGTTACAAACACCAACTAGTCCACCATCCTTACCTGCGGCAGCAGAAGCGTGTAGTAGACCAGTTCTAACAATGTATCGATCCCCAGTAACACGAGTAGCGTTATTACTGAGAATTGGTCCGACAATACTAAAAACTTTAAGTGGTTGTGATGCGCTCATTCTTCTTCGGTTTCATCGGGAACTTCATTACCAAACATTGCATTAGCAATATGAGGTTTCGCATTATCCAATTTTTCAGATGATTTGCTGTACAAAATTTCTTTAATTTTGTCGGAAACTTCAGAAGATGAAGCATCGCCCAGCATCATATTAACCAAATCAACGGTAGAATCCATTAAATAAACTCCAATTTTCCTGTATTTATTTATATCTTTGCTTTCTTGATATCTACGGAAGTCTTTCTATCAGCTTCCGCGTCTGCTCTTCTACCCTGAGATTCTAGATCAGGTTCCTTTTGATCGTTACCCAAATTATTCATACGACCTTGCATAATTTGATTTTGAGTTTCGAGAGGGACACCGATACCTTGCTCATTCTCATCTTCCATTTCCTTCTCCATATCAACGATCTCTTGATCGGTTTGACGGAGAACTTTACGCTTAACGTAATCTCTGGAATAATAAGTGCCAATATAAGGTTCGATTGCAACCATAAGGTTCAATCTTTCAGTCATCAACTCAGTCTCTTTCAATTCAGCAAAGTGATTATCATATAGATAATCAAACTGAATATGTTCTGCCATCTTCTCCCAGTCTTGAGGAGTACAGATGTTTTTCAGAATGAGTTGAGTCTTCAGCATATCCAGGAAGATCATACTGAATCTCTTGCGGAGACGACCAACGAACTTACTGAACATTAGTTCATCACGTAGAATTTCACTGGAACGACCCAGGTTAAATCCATCATTACCACCGACTCTGGTGTCGGGAATATTCAGAGATCTATAGAGTTTCTTTTGGAAATAATCAACGTCAGTCAGTTCACCAAGGTTCTGACCACCAGGCAGCGTGGAGATTTCTGTGCCACGACCACCTTCACGCCTAGGAAGCCAGAAGTCTTCCAACATAGACATGAACTTTTTGTCATCCTTGATCTCACCAGTATCTGCGTTATAGACTAGTTTATTTCTATAACGATTCATAACGTCACGGAGATACTGCTCCGCTTTGACTTTGGGTAGATTACCAACGTCAATATAGAAAATTCTACGCTCTGGAGCGCGAGACAATCTGTAGATAACAAGACTATCTTCAATCATGCGGAGTTGATTGAGAGACTTGATCGCTTTGTGTAGATATGATAGAGTTAGAAACTTGTTTCTATCTACAAGACCAGAAGTAACATGGGTAATTGCATCTTTAGCAATGGGGATACCCTTCGACTGAGAAGAATACTTCTGAACAGAACCTTGAGGATAGTAAACAAAATATTCCTGAATGTCTGCATCGACAACAGGATTTGCTTGCCCATTAGCACCATTAACTGGTGCAGTCTGGAACTTGTCCTTATTATTTGGTTTGACCCTCATGAATTTAATTTTCATGGGATCAATATATCTCAGATCCTGAATTCCTTCATCAGGTTTCTTGAGATCAATAACCTTGTGGTAATATACTCTTCCGTCAATATACCAATTGCGGAAAATTTCGTGTGATTTTTTGTCGAATTGAAGAAGATCTTTAATGTACTTGAATTCTTTACGGATAACACTTTTTAGGTTATCACTGGCGTTTAGATTTTCAAGATCAATATCAACAGGAGAATCATTAAGATCCGAAACGATCGCTTCGTTAACAACGTTTTCGATCGCGGTGTCGCACTCAGGGTGCAACGCCATGTCCCTATATTTTCTAATTAGATCAAACTCGTTTTTGTATACGCCTTCAATATCAACGTACTGACCAAAAAATCCGCTACTTAGATAATAGTCAACCCCGTCCTCATTATTCTGAGGAACGGGGGACACAGCAGATTTAGGTAGACTGTTATCGTCTTCAATATCAAAACCAAATAGTTTTGCCATAGTCTAATGGACTCTGATGTTTGCTTATGATCTATTTATCAGACTACAGAATCCTGTTGATTTGCATTAAATGCTTCCCAATATTGAACTTCTAGAGTTACAGGGAATTCTTCAATTGTATCGACACTTTCATAACTTAGATCAATAGCACCAACGGTGGAAGGCCAGCAACCAGAGAATTTATAAGATCTCAGTTTAGGGATTTCATTATTATTTACTGCATCATCAGTAAAGGGTGCTCTACCCAATTGATGAACAACCCAGTCAACCTGATAGTCAGCGGGGTTTACAGTACCCGAACCATCAGAAACTTTAACAATGTAGTTTGCCCACTTTTCAAATGCTTCACGAATCTTGAAGTCACCATCGTTGACGACTTGAATCTGCCAGGGATCAAAAGTTCTGTCACCAGAAACTTTCAACTGACGACCACGGAAAGCAACGGGAATGCTAACCAGGTTAGATGCGGGCAACTGTGCTGCCTTAATCATCATTCTATAAGAAGTATCTTTCTTGATCTCGTCAAGACCAGGAATTGCCGCAGGGAAATTGAGTTCAACCTCGAACAGGTTGGGGCGAGCGCCGCCCTGAGTCAACCTGTTCTTGAAGGAATCAATAGTTCTTGCGCTGCTTAAAATTTGTTGCGTGTTTTGTAGTGCCATTAGTTGGGTTCCTCCTTAGATCAAACGTTGCCGATTACTTCTTCAAACGAGACCCCAGTTCTCGTAGCAACAAATGTCAGACCAACGAAGTTGATCGAACGTGCAGGTTTCACATAGATGTCTGCGACAAACTCATTTCTGTCGATAACATCGGGGGTATTATTAGACTCATCACAGATCAGTCGGAAATCTGTAATGCCTCTCTTTGCTTGAACATCACGGAGATAAGGTTCAACGATATTTACAAAGTTTGCTCTTGTGCCAGCATCGTTGAATTCAAAGAGTTGATCGCGACCAGCAGACTCGATTGCCTTTTCGATCGTGATGAACAGGCGGCGAACGTTGATTCTGTCAAATGCGGACTGATATGCAAGTGCAGTCTTGTCACCAAACAATACAATACCAGAACCAGGAACCGCAGTGATAGCATTAATTCTGTTAGAATAGAGTCTATCTCTATCTGCCTGACTGGGGTTGTATGCCAGTTTGATTGTATTAAGAAGCGTACCTCTAGCAGTACCAGCAGGAGAGAACCAGGGGAACTGGTTGAGGTCAGTTCTTACACAGAGACCAGCAACATCATTACTGGTTGGCATGTAGATAAACTGCTTATTCCAGCGATCATAGACGTACTGATAACCAGAGTCTAGAACTGCATAAGAGGAAGATGCTAGTGGTGCATGGAAAGAAAGTGTGTTAGACAATTGCTGTGCAAGAGTCTTACCAACCAGAGAATCTCTGTTGGGGGAGATAAATGCAATACAGTCCTTTCTGTTCTCGGCAATGTTGATCAGTTTTTGTGCTTTTGCTTGCTCCTCTTCCTTAGATAGAGAACCGCCGCCTTGTAGAAGGAATCTGATGTCAGACTCATTAGGATCTTCAAACATGGCATAACCATTAATTAGGTTGCCAAGTTCTGCTTTATACTGACCTTCGTTGTTGGTGCCGCTGTAATCCTTACCATGCAGCAAGGTGTAGGTTTGGTTACCAACAGAATCAAAGATGCGGGGAGAATCCTGACCCCATGCACCAGAGGTGGAAGTACTAAATCCAGTATTAAAACCACCAGGAACCGCCTCAGTGCCATGATAACTATCCCAAACCGCAGGAGATGTACCAGCGTAGATATATTGGGAGTTATCTGCGAGAATATCCTTATAGTAAACATTCTCAGCAGAAGAAACTTGAGCGTCTTCTGCCTTAGATAGGTTACCAAAGGTCTCTAGAATAGTACCAGGTTGACCAGATACAGAACCAGAGTTATCAATGATGGCGATATTTAGAGCATCATTTCTGCCACCACGATCAGTTACATATGCATTGGATTGTGGTTTGGGTAGAACTGCTCTCCACTTAATTGTGGTTGCATCACTACCACCTTCAGCAACAGAAGTTGTAACATTCTGATCATTATACCAATCAGAAATTGCTGTGACTGTACCAACGCCAGAAACTAGTGCAGAACCATTATCGAAGAAGGAAGTAACGCCAACTTTAAATGCGTGCAAACCATTTTCTTGATAGGTAACATCGGTTCTGCTTGCACCAACCAAAGTTCTTAGAACCTTGACATAAACCTTGGTAGAAGAAATACCAGAAATGATACCATCTAGGAATCCAGTTGCTGCTGCTGTAGTACCAATACCAATTGTTACACCAGAAAGTTCTTGAGAAACACCATAACCAACTCTTAGGTTTGTGCTATCAACAACAGTTAGTTCTTGGTCAGCAAAGTTGTCAATAACTGCAACTCTGAGATCATTTGCCCAAGACCCTGGGTTCTTTGCTGCCCAGTAGAAATTTGTAGCGTTGCTGTGAGTATTCTGATAATCAGAATAGTTCTTAATTTTGAGAGTTGTAGTCGATGCAATACCAACACCAGCGTTGGCGTTCTTCAGGTTTGCACCATCACAACGAACAACATCTAGTTGACCACCATAAGACAGGAAATTAGAACCTGCATACCACGATTCATAATGGTAATCGGTAATTCCTAGACCTGGTTTACCGAAATTATCTACAAGTTCTGCTTCCGAAGTAACTCTAGTAATTTCCTCTACAGGTCCTTTCTTATATGGTGCGCTAATACCTGCAGTGACGTTAGTCCCCGCATTGATACCACCTCTAGTAAGATCAACCTCTCTTACTTTAATCCCTGGGGATGCTAATCCAAGCGCCATTTGGACTCCTCTATAGGTACTCATGTAATCTAGAAATATTTATAAATTACGAGTGCTTCAGAAGGAAATCACGGGAAAACATTTACCAGTCTGGATAGTCGGAAATATTTCTTATGCGTTTTTTTCTATTTTTTGATGCTCTTTTAATAGCACACTGCTTACATTCAGATGAGTATGCATTAGAACTGTGCCTATGAGTGACATAAAATTCACTCATTAGGTCTTTTATTAAACCGCAAGTTTTACATTTTCTTTCTGATAGAAATAGACTATCAAATTGAAAATCTTCTTCCATCATCTATAATCCCACATAAATGATCTATCACCATATTCATCAACATTCCATCCACCATCTGGTATTGATGGTTCGCCATACCAAACATCTCGTTGCTTTTTATCGGCAATTACCCACACATCACCTACAGAATCAACTTCACCTTCAATATCACTCAAACCATCCGAAACAAATCCAAATGGTGCCATATCTTGTTCGATTTGATTTTTTTGCTCCTCATAAATTCTTTTACGAACATCATTGTCCGTCATTTCTTTGAAGTAATCTTGTGCAACCAACCAAGAGAAGATGACAAGACACATTGCCAAGTCATCATTACATCCTTCTTCTGCCTCAAATGATTGCTTCCTTTGAATAAAAGTTGTTAGTTCGCTAATAATGTCATAGTCGCAAACTAATAACTTATCATCCTCAACTAAAGTTTTTAGGTTAGAACACCCCAACTTTTTAACTGCCGATGTCATTCGGACACCGAGTTGGGATTTCTTACCTGAGAACCCAGAACCAACAATCTGACCAGCACGACCACGCATCGCACACATCAGAATGTTGTCATATTCCAAATCAAAGTGTAGAATACTAGCAACCTGGTCACCAATATCATTGACTTCGCATAGTACATAGGCGTTGTTATATGCCACGGCAATTTCTTGGATGACCGATGGGAATAGCATCGGTTTTATCTCATTATTCCTATACTTTGCAACAACTTTATATGGGAACTGAGTAATATCAAATACAATAAATGCAGAATAGTCTTTACCGATACCTCTTGCAACGTCAGCGGTGATCAGATAATTATTTTCTGGTGCGGGAGGGACAAAAATATCCATCCCTTTGTTTCTACGAACAGGTTCTTCAAAAACTAATGTCTTAAGTTTACTACTACTAATTAGAGTATCAACAGACCCTAGGAATTCACATTCAAACTCAACTTTGAATTGTTCTTCGCTAGTGTTGGCAATGGTTTGCTCTTTCCACTTTTTATTTCTACCAGGTACTTCTGACCAATGTACCTCTGTAGGTACATACTCATTTTTGCCCCGCTCAGCATTGTGCCACATCCTGTAGAAGTGGTTCATGCCATGAGGCGTTGAGACTATGATGACCTTTGTGCTTTTACCAGAAGAGATAGTAGGATAAACAGAGGCAAAAAACGAGTCAGCAATGTGATTCGGGATGAAAGCGAACTCGTCAAGAAAGATGATATTATAGGATCCGCCTCGGACAGCAGATGCAGATGTAGACGCTGCAAGAATCTTTGATCCATTTTCGAGTTCGACACTACCTTTATTCCATACTAGGATACCTTGTTGCATCCATTTTGGCAAGTTCTCGTAAGCAAGTTGTAACCTTCCAAGCAGGTCTCTTGCAGTGGATGCTTTGTTTGCTAGGATAGCAATATTTACGTTATCATTAAAAATTGCATAGTGTAGCAAATATGACACGCATGTGGTAGACTTACCAGTCTGTCGTGGCATTTTGCAGATATTGAATCGATTCTTGTGGAATCTTTTAATAAGTTTCTCTTGGAACTTATACATTTCAAAAGGTACAAGACCCGCATCCAGAGAGACGATTTGAATATAGTTTTTTGCAAAATAGACAGGATCTTCTTTACACTTGATAAACTCAATAATTTGCTCTTGTGTAAATTCAATCGCAGTATTTGCTTTTTTTAGATTCGGGTTGCCAAGGTATACATTATCAGACATAATTTAATTAACAGTTCCAGGCTCTTAGTGATTTGTTGATCCTGCTATTAGGATCATTAGCAGTTTTGGCAGAAGTCAGTCTCTTCTTCATTCCTTGCATTCGCGCACAAAAAGACGCTCTACGCTCGTTCCCAACTTTCTTTGAAGGTCTTTTAAGATCGCTTCCTGGATTCTCACGCTCATAGGACTTGCGCCCTTTTTCGTTGAGTCCTCCGCTAGGATTCTTTCCTGCCTTTCTGGTCCATGCTGCTGATGCTTCTTGTACATCTTCTCCAAACCTCCTTCTTGCTTGATCTTTTACACTCTGCATTTTTTCAGCGGGAGTGCGAAGATCTAAAGGTGCAGACATAAGTTTTTTACCACTAATACCTCTAATAGCAGGAACTCCTTTGGGTGCAATTTGCTCCTCTCTACCCTTCTGCTTCCATGCAGTAGCATATGCAATAGAACGCTCACGATCAGTTAGGTTGCCGTCCTTCGCATAGTTCTTTTTTATGTGTCTGATCATCCTTTCATACTTATCACCAGGAGGCGCTGCTTCGGTTGCCAATTTATGTGCTGCCTTAGCAACTTTACCTGCAGTTGTTACACCAGATTTAAAACCTTTACCAAATTCTCTTGCCCCTTTACCTAGGTGCTTACCAATTTTTTTGGTTGTTTCAAGGTCACTTTTTGCCCTTGCCATGGCAGCATTATGACGATCAATGCCCTTCAGAACTTGCTTAGCAACCGTGTCAAGAATACCTCTCTTCTTAGGTTGTTGACTCTTAGCACTTTTAACTGCTTGTTCTCTCTTCTTAGTAGTCTTGGACTGACTTTGAAGTGCTGCCTTCATTCCTGAAGGTCTTGCTGCAGATGCTTTTGCTTCTGCTTCTCTTCTGTCTGCTTTTAGTCTACGAAGTCTTTCGATAGACTTTGCAGATGGTTTACCACTTTTGAAAGGTTGCCCCTTTGCAGTAACAGGTTTAATTTTTACTCCACCTGCTCTTGCTTCTGTGATCATGGTCTCTTCACCAAGATCAAATACAAACTCCACAAAATCATCAAGACCCATCTCTTCGGTGAGGATTGCTACACCCTCTTCGTTAAGACCTTGCTCAATGAAATATTGTGCAGCAGTATTTACCACCCATCCTTCATTCAATTCATACTCAAATTCTTCTTTCTTAGAGTTTCCCCAGTTTTTAGCACCAACCTTACGGCACTTGACTAGAGCACCAGAAGCATAGGCGCTTGGCCAAACAGAGTAGCGAGACTTGACTTTGTGATAGCAAGCATCTTTTTTCTCACTTACTAGAGGTTCTGGTTCGATAAGATTAATCGATTGGATTACAGTTGGTTGAAATTCATCTCTCCAGTTAGAATAATCGTAATTTTCTTTTTCGCAACGATTATATGTTTTGCCAAAGATCTTTTGGGTTCCAGTCTTTTTGTAACCCTTCCAGCACTTCTTACCTGCTTCAGAAATTACTTCAACACCACCAACAATATTGTTACTGGCATCATAAGAATTGAGACCAAGATAACGTTTCGACGCTGCGCTAGGTCCTGGATTAAAATAGTTTACCCTTGACAATGATGCAGAATTACGACCAAGGCTTTGATTTACTGTATTTACAGTCTTTTGTTGTTTTCTATTGTATGCATCAACGGCATCCTTTGCCAAACGGATTGGGTTTGGAATTGGTGTTGGTCCAAGATAACCATCACCTGGTTTTTCTTGAATTACACTACCTTCTGGTTCAAAGTGGTCACGGGTGGAAGTGTGTTTTGCCATGATTTCAGCTTCACGCTTCTGTTTGGTAGTTCTACCATACTTTGCCTGAAGTCTATTCATTGTTGATCTTTGTGCTGCTTGACGTTCACCTTCAGAAGGTTTTGCACCACGATCTTTCTTGGGTTGACGTGAACCAGGATTATCTTTACGGAACTTACTTGTAATTCCTTTATACTTACCTTCTTTTTCGTAACCAGCAACTTTCTTACCCTGTGCTTCAACTTCAGGTTTTCTTTCTTCAGTCTTCACGTTAATTACCTGTCCTTTACGATCTGGTTTACCTTCGCCCATATAATCGGCGGCAGCACTACTATTATGCTCAGTATCGGTCAACTTTGCTTGTAACCACGCAGGAAGATTGTCATCATCAGTTTTTGATGCAAGTACCCTTGCAACTTTCTGAAGATTAGCAATAGATTTTTTCACTTGTGTCTTGGCCATCGACACTTCGTGATCCTTATCCTTCATGGTTACTCAGTATCCGTAGTATTATTTAGAACACCTTGCTTTAATAGTTTTTGTAATTCTTTTGTACTACCTACAAACAAAGCATTATTAACAGTCTGAGGACCGTTTTTAGTGGGTGCATCAAGGTCTTTCATTTTCTTTTGAAGGTCTAGTAACTTATCAGTTACATCACCAACAGACTTAACAAGTTGACCAGCAACTTCAAATGCTCTGGGAGATTCAGTTTCCTGTGCTAACTCAATGATTCCACTAAGTGCTTCTTGACCTTTTTCAATCAAGTTATACAATTGTCCTCTACTATACTCATAGTCCTTTTGGGGATCATCAGGACGTTCGACCTTTTTGACCACCTCTTTTTTGGTCTCTACAATCTCAGCATCAATATCTAATGCTTTGTTGATTGCATCATACTTTTCACTCATACATCACTCCCTTGTGAAGCACTATAGGATCTACCATCATTGAACAGTGTGGTACTTTCGCTGAAACCAAAGTCATCACCAAGTTCAATCAACGCCGCATCAGCATTATTGACGAGATTAACAACAGCGTTTTCATAGTGTGGTTGAATTGGACTATCATAAACGCCCCTATTAACAGTTAGTGTATTACCAGACTTAGACTTGACATACATAACCTCTTCATCAACTTGAATATAAGATTGTTCAGCAATATTTGCAGCGTTTACGACCTTGAGTGCAGTCTTCTTAACAGTAAACTCTTCGGCAACTGTTGTTGTAGCATCATCGTTGTAGTCCTTTGTTGCCAAAGGTTCTGCGATGTAACGAACTTCCCTTGGTGCAGGAACGTGTGTGGTGGTGCGATAATCAATTTGAACTTTCTTAATAAGACCACCAGATTCATCAGTGGGTAGTTCAGTGTAGAAATATGTTTTGGCAGTAAAAGTCAAATCATATTGGATAAATCTTCTAGTACTAAAGTCACCTTCGTACTGATCTTGAAAGTCAATATTGTTTAGTGTAACGGGAATATCTCTCTTTTGTCCGATAGAACTCATCAAGTTGATGGTCATCGTGTAGGATGGTTGAAAGTATGGTAGAATCTGCTCAAGAATCTGTAGAGCATCATCTTGCAACTTAGTTGCAAAACTCAGTCTAAAGGAAATATTGTATGGTACTGGCAAGAAAACTTTCTTGATTTTATTACTATCATCGGAGTCTGTTGCACAAAAAGATGTGATTGGACTTGCTTTTCTTGAAGGATCATATTGATAACCAATAATATCAAAAGCAAGTCGTGGCAGAGTTAGTGCAATTGCTCTGCCATCAGTTAAATTTGGTTGCTGATCAATTCGTGCTAGAAATTTTTGAATAGGACCATATGCGATAGGAACTTTAATCCTACTCAAAAGCTGGTCGGTATTGTCCGCTTTGTGGCGAACTTCAATATTATTAAACAAGGAACCGAAACCAATAACGGTCTTCCTTACAATTTCATAGTAGAAATAATTACCTAACATGACATTATATTTTTAACTATTTAGATCTCACCAAATGGGTTAGATTCTGTAAAGTCTAGAATTGCATCTGCCTCAGTCTCAAATGTATCATTATCTGCGAATGGATCTACTTCATCATCATAATTAATTGCCTTGATGGTGTACGCCGCATCAGATGCTGTGGTATTGATAACTTCACCAACCTCAAAGTTGCCAGTAACATTATTAACTCTGAGTAGCATAGTTCTGACATCCCAGTCCTTAGCAAACGCTGTGGTAAGACTACTAACACCCTTGACAAGATTGCCATATGCAAATGTGCCAACACCAACTGTTTGCCCCATACCAATCGTGATTGTTGGGGGTTGAGTGTATCCGTAACCAGCGTTGGTGACTTTAATCTGAGAAACCGCACCAAGATTATCAATAACTGCATATCCAGTTGCAGTGATACCATAACCAAGATCTGGTGCAGAGAATGTGATCGAAGGAGCGATTCCATAATTGGAACTTCCAGAAGTTACAGTAACAACACCAACAACACCAGTTGTACCAACACCAGCAACTGCTGTAGCAGCGTTTGTTGGTGCATTGCCATTGTTCAAACCGCCAACAAATGTAACGGTTGGGACTTGAGTATATCCAAATCCAGGATTTGTTATTTCAATTCTTTGAATAGACTTGGACCCCATCTGATTTGCAGTTGTAATAGCAACTGCACTTGCTGTAGATCCACTATCTGGGGGTTCAATTCTAATCGTTGGGGTTGTTTCATACCCAGAACCATCATTTGTAAGTGTCAGGGCAAAAATACCGCCATCTCTAAATGTTGCAACTGCTGCAGCAGTTGTACCAACACCCGCGAGAGTTAATGTAGTTAGATAACCTTTTTCGTCAACAATCTCATTAACTTCCGAAACGCCAAGAATTTCCTCATCCTCGTATTCAAAGACTTCGCAAGTCAACTTATAGATATAATTCTTTTGCAGTTGAAAGAAAGGATCTCTATCTTCAACAAACTTAATTTCCATGAGACTTTTGCTCAGCGGGAAATACACTAGATCACCCTCTTTTGGTCTGTTAGTGAGTCTCATCTCACCAGAACTACCAGTCATCAGTGAACTGATATAAGTATCATAACGATCTTGTGATATAATTAAAGTAGTTTGGTCTTGAGTTCTAATGCCAAACTTCGACAGAGTGATGTCGTTACCAACATACCCATCATAATTTTCTACATATGCTTCAATTGGGAAAGACTTTGTAAATTTGGAGGTAGTTACCTCTCTCATAATTGTCTTTACATTAACAAAAGTTCTGGGCATGTAGATCACTTCAATCCCATACATCTTGATCTGCTCATTGATCAAGTCTTGGATGAGATTTTGCTCAGAACTTTGTCCTTGTAGAAAAAATGGGTTTAACATTATTAACCAATAAGATCTAGGGGTGGAGTTTCATATTCTGTCATCATCTTCTCTTGGATGATTTCTAGATCACGCATAGCATCGTCATACATCTGACGACCATTGAGTTCAACTCCACCAGGAAGTTTAACGCCAGTAAATTTCATCATATTCATACCCCATTGCTTCTTAATTAGAGCAGTGAGATATTTCTTGAGGAAACTATCATTATATACTTTTGAAAAATCTTCTGGATCAACTGCTCTGTAGCACTCAATAACTAGATAATCATCTGCCTGGAACGATGCAGCATCAGTATCAATATAAAGTCTTCCTTGCCTTTTATTAAAGCGAATTTGCTTATCGGGATGCAAAATAAAATCGATATCTTCCAGATATCTCTTTGTCATAGTGTAGTTCAGAAGTTCAGTAGAACTAAACCAATAGATCTCATTCAGGAACAACTGATAGTTGACACTGAACATATTTGTGCTAATAGCACGGTTATCAATCTTAAAAACTTTCTCAATACCAATAACAGCATCAGGAACTTGAATATAATTACTATTCTCTTCGTAATTAAAAGTTACTGCTGTACCAACAATTGTACTGGTTGCAGTGGTTGTGGTAATACCTGCTGCTTGATTACCACCTCTTGCTTTAATTCTATTGACAAAATCCTCATCGATTTTGTGCTTCAAATACATCTTTTCGATGCCATCATAATGACGCTCATTAAAATATTGAATCGCATCATCAACTAGATCATCGATCTGCTCATCGGCAACATTAATTTCCAAGACAGGATAACCTAACTGTCTTTTGCAGTATTGAACTAGTTCGTGTCTAGTTGAGGGTTTTGCCATGTTAATATGCCTCCGATTTATTTATCAAGCGTAAAGTAAGACATCCAAAGAGTCACCCGCCTCTGCTCCTTGTGTAAGAACAAGAGATAGAGATCCAACAGTATAATCAGTAGGTTCTAACCTAATACCATTTTGGTAAACAATTAGATTACTGGCAGTAATTGAAGATGAGGTATAACTAAATGCTGTCTGACCACTTGATGCCGAAGTATAACTTTCTCCTGCGTCAGCACTGATATTAATCAAATCACCTTCAGTAGCACCAACATTTAAATTAACTGTTTGGGAAATTCCATAGTCAATGGTGCCTCGCAATTTTGCACCGTTCAAATATACCTTTGCTCTATCTTGACTACTTAGTAGAGTTGCTGCCAAATTGAATGTGGTTTGCCCATCAGTCGCAGTGAAAAATTCACTCTCGTAAGAAGTGTCATAGTGAATGGTAACATGTACACGATCCCCCTCAGGTAACGGACCATTTTTAATGTATACTGTATTAGATTCGATATAATAATCTTCATCTAATGATAATTTTAAACCGTTATTGAATACTAGTGCAGTTCCATCTTCAATATCTTGAGGAGATTGAAATGCTGTAGATCCAACACCAACGGTCCAATGCAAATTTGTAATCGTAGTTCCAGAACCTGCGGAGGACGCAGTAATAAATGCTAGTTGACCCGCACCATCTGTGCCCAGAACTTGCCCACTTGTACCATCAGACGCAGGAAAAGTAAATCCACTGATTGTGGAAATGCCAGTTGAGTATAGGTTTCCAGTAAAGTTTGTTGCAGTAACACTACCAGTTACCTCAATACCACCAGAAGTGGTCTCAAATTTCTTGGAGTTGTCGTAGTAGAGTTCTACTGCTCCGTCTGTGAGGAATCTTCCCATAAATTCCCCACCTTGCTTCTGGAGCATAACTCCAGTTCCATTACTTACAAGACCAAGATAACCAG